AATTCAGTAGACTTGAAAAGATAATCTCGCGCGCAGTTCATTGATGGTTAGTACAGTTATTTCTCAATGAAGAAAATGATGGAGAGCACTATTTCAGACGGAGAACAGTTGTCCCTTCTTTTACAGGGAGAAAAAGGTAAAAGATATATTCTTTCGATTGACCCTAACGCATCCAATTCTTCGACAGCGGATACTTTCGCAATGACAGTCATTGAAATTGATGAGGATAAATTCAAGCAAGGCAAAGTGGGGGGAACTGTTGTTCACAACTATGCCAAGTTTGGTAAAGACTTGAAAGACAATGTTAAGTATTTGTTTTACCTTTGGACTAACTTCGATATTCACATGATTGTTATTGATTATGCTGGTTATCAGTTTATTGAATCAGCTAATGAAAATGAACTTTTCAAAAAGGCTGGTGTTGAGTTTAAGATTTTGGAATTTCATGCTGAAAAAGATGGTTCGGAATTAGAAGTAGAATTGAAAAAAGCTCGAAGGGAATATAATCGTTCCATTCATAGAATTGTTTTTACACAATATTTTACAAGCGACTTCATCCGTAAGGGTAATGAATATTTACAAGGGTGCATTGATTACAAGAAGATTTGGTTCGCAAGTAATATCAAGGCCGATGCCAATTCTTTCGACAGGGCAATTTCAGCAGACATTGATTTATCTCTTACTGGCGTTGAAGATATATCTCAAAAAGATGAAACAGACAGAGAAAAGAAAAGTGGTGGAATGACACAGTTGATTGACGACCAAGCTTTCCTCGTTAAACAACAGAAGTATCAATGCGCCTCTATTGAGGTAAAAACAACGGCCAAAGGAACTCAAAGTTTTGATTTGCCTCAAGTAATGAAAAGAAACAACACTTCAACCAGAATGAGAAAGGACTCATATACCACTTTAATGTTGGGATGCTGGGCTTTGAAGCAGTATTTTGACTTGATGAATGTTCCGGAAGAAAGCAACACTTTCACACCGGAATTAGTATAAAAGTGTAATAGTCTAAAGGATTATGGCATTTGATTCAACAATTAGGCTCAAGCAGATAAATCAAACAGAACTGGCTAGTTTTGTTTCTGGGTTATTCTCCTCATTTCCTTGGCCTAATATTTCTGGCAATCTTATTCCCTCTGGTTCGGGAGTCTATAACGTCGGTTCTTCTATTTTTCCTTATGCACAACTTTTTGCCAACCAACTTAATTTAGCATCTGGTAGTGGAATAAATTTTGGTAATACATCTTTTAATGCCTATACTTCGGGTGGAAATGCTTATGTAAATGTTGGAGGAATATCAATCACTTCAAGTGGGGATGCAATTTATATCCAAGGCCCAAGTGGTGTTGCAGGGCCAAGTGGAGCTACTGGTCACACAGGAGCTACTGGTGTTGGAGTTACGGGTATCAATTATGATACATCAAGCCATATTCTTACTTTCTATCTTTCCAACGGTAATTCAAGTGGATTTAATTTTCAGGGATTGAGTGGTTCCACTGGTGTTTCTGTAACTGGGTTTTTTCAGAGCGGTAATTTTATTTTTCCTCAATTTGACCATCTTAAAGGAACTGGTTCTCCTATATCTTTAATAGCTGGCCCAATCGGGCCACCGGGTTCGATTGAATTAGATTTTCAACAAAGCGGAACTGGATATATCAATTCTCCTTATCTGCCGCTTAATACTTTTCCAAATCAAACGATTATCAATCCTTATTACAGTGGTAATGTCGCGCCAGATATTACTTTTATGAGGGGTATGGCTTATACCATTGATTCAAGCGGACTCAATACTCATGCTTTGACAAGTGGTGATTTGCAGTCTCTTTCTGGCTTTTTCTCTGGACAAAATATTCCATTCCATGTTGGCGACCAGACGAATTATTACAAGGATTCTAATAATACTGGATATTGGAGATTCGTATTTTTTCCAAGTGGAACCCCTACTGGTGTCTATTCAACTAGCCATGACCCCTACAATATTTTTCCTGCGGCGGAAGCTGAGACAACTAATTTTTCTGTATATGGAAATAAATTGATTAACAATCTTTATCGAACAAAAATTTCTTTCTCTACCAGTTTTGCTTCTCAGAATTTATATCAATATGGATTTATTGTCTATTCTCTTGGTCAAGAAGACACAACAACTGATACCGTCCTTCCAGCTTCATCTACATCCACTGGTTATGCAGTTGTCTTGGGTAATGCGATATTTGCTTCTCAAGCTGGCCCTGCTGGTTTGCAGGGTATTCCCGGCCCATCAGGTCAGATTGGCCCAACTGGACAAATTGGCCCAACTGGTTTAAGAGGCAATGACGGTGCTGATGTTGTCGGCTATATCTATTCTGGAAGTGGTAGTGCCATCTATATTCAATTTCAATTAGCGAATGGAATTCAACAGCCTTGGATTCCCTTGCCTCAAGGTGGGCCATCTGGTTCAGTCGGGCCAGCAGGGAGTATTTCAAATCATTTTTCTGGAAATTTCAATACGGGATATGTTTATGGAAATGATATTATTGTTTTTTATGCTGGTTCTAGTTTTGTAAATACAGGTTCTAATGTAAGTGGAATTTATCCACCAAATTCTCCGTGGCAAATGCTTTGTCAGTCTGGTGCTATTGGAGTTACGGGGGCAACTGGAACAACAGGAGCGACTGGCCCTGCCGGTTCTTTATCAAATCATTTTTCAGGAGTATATTCTGGCATCTATGGTTATCCAACGAATACAGTAGTTACTTATTCTGGTTCGAGTTTCATAAATACGGGCGCGACGACTATTAGTGGAGTGGCTCCAACTGGTTCTCCTTGGCAGACTTTGGCATCTGGTTCAGTCGGGCCACAAGGTTTATCTGGTGTTCCCGGCCCACTTAGACCACAAAATTTTTTCAGTTTGGTTTATGGTAATGGAACAGGTTCAGCGAGTAGTTCTGTTCTTTTAGACCCTAATTTGTATGATATGTATTCCCTTCAAATTAGTTCCGGCATATCTGGAAACGCTGCCGGTGTGAATCCAGTGGCGGTCAATATTTCAGGCAATAATTTTGCAACAGGACAATCAATAATTATTAAAATTAGGAATATCAATGTTCCTCAAAACAATGGAACTAGCTCTCAGTTGTTCAATTTACAATCAGTTAGTGTAAATGGTAGTGGTGTGAACATTAAATGGCCTGCAAATCAGTATTCATTTCCAAACAGCGGGTCAGCCAATATTTACACGATTTTGAGGTTTCCTGACGAAACGGGGTCAGCTTCCTTCTATGGAAACTACTCTAATCCGTATTTTTAAGTATAATAGTTTATGAAAAAGAAGTCATCACAGAAGTTAAAGGCTTTACACCAGCTTGGGGCAACAGTTGGTGCGCCAAAGTCTCTGGAAGATAAGAAAGCAAATAAAAAAACAGGTAAGAGCGCGTCTGGACTACCAGAAATGGTTTCAGAGGCATCTGAGCGTTCTTCAAATCAAACCAGCATGAGACGAGATGTTGCTGGTTCAATAGAAAGGACAGATAGATTTGCAAATATTGATAATGGACTTGTTCCTTTTCGTAATTCAAATGCCATCTATGGCCCAAGTGCTTCTGCCGTTGATATTCGTGATGCGGTTATCCTTTGCCAAAAGTGTTATTGGAACTTTGCCCTATTCAGGAACATTATTGATTTAATGACTGAGTTTTCCATTGATGATATTCTTTGGAAAGGCGGAAATAAGCAATCAAGAGCTTTCTTTGGGGCCTTATTCAATAAAATTGGCATTTGGGATTTGCAGGATAAATTTTTCCGTGAATACTATCGTAGCGGAAATGTATTCATCTATCGTTTTGATGCCGATGTTAAGCCGAATGATGTTAAAAAAATCATTCAAACATTAGCTTCCAAAAATACCAGCGTAGGTAATCCAGTAATAGAACAAAATCAACCAATGGGTGCGCCAGAAAATCACATGGGTTATCCTACCGGTAATCCAAAAGATAAAACTGGAGACTTTAATCCATTGAATCAGGATGGAGATATTAAGCTTGAAATTGAGCCAATGAAAATGCCCGCACGTTATATTATTCTTAACCCAGCAGACATAAATATGTTGGGGACTGCAAATTTCTCATACGGTATTTACTATAAAGTCTTGACTGAATATGAAGTCTCACGTTTGCGTAATCTACAAAGTGAAGAAGATATTGAAGTCTATAATTCGCTTCCAAAATTTACCCAAGACCAGATTAGGGCTGGTGTGCGTAGTGTTTATATTGCATTGGATACCAAGAAAGTGAAAATTGTTTTTTACAAAAAACAAGATTACGAGCCTTTTGCTGTTCCGATGGGATACCCAGTTTTGGAGGATATTAACGCTAAAATTGAAATGCGTAGAATTGATATGGCTATTACAAGAACAATGCAACAGATTGTTCTTCTTGTTACCTGTGGCGCTGAACCCGATAAAGGCGGTATTAACCAAAAGAACATTGATGCCCTAAAGAAAATTTTCCAGAATCAATCGGTAGGAAGGGTATTAGTCGCTGACTATACGACTAAAGCAGATTTTATTATTCCCAAAATTGGAGAACTACTTGACCCAAAGAAATATGAAATCATTGATAAAGATATTAACATCGGTTTGAACAATGTATTCTTGGGGGGTGAAAAGTTTGCCAACCAACAAAAGAAAGTCGAAATTTTTGTTAAGAGGCTCGAACAAGCTAAAAAGGCTTTCTTGGAAATTTTCCTTATTCCTGAAATAAAGAGAATCTCAAAATCTTTGAATTTCAAAAACTATCCAACTCCTTATTTTGACGAAAATCAATTTAAGGATGATGTTTCGTATGCCAAAGTCTATACGCAACTCGTTTCGATGGGCGTCCTTACTCCCGAACAAGGAATTGAAGCCATACAAAATAATAGGCTTCCAGAAGCAGATGCAATGGAAACAGCACAAGAAGCATATAAGGAATCAAGAGGGAAGGGACTTTATGTTCCACTTATTCCGCCTCCAATGGCTAAAGGTGACGGCCCAAGTGGTGCGCCTGCTTCCTCTGGTCGTCCAGTAGGTTCAACCGGCCCACAAGGAACCAAGAAAATTACCCCAATGGGAGCCAAGGGTAGCGAAACGATGGAATTTAGCGTAACAAAGCTAAGAGATAATGTGCTTATTGCCCAAGAAGCCGAAAAAAGTATCGTATCTTTCCTCAAAAAGAAATACAAGGTAAGGAAGCTTAATGAATTGCAACAAAGCGTCGCATCTGAAATTTTAACGGTCATTGTAGCAAACGAAGAAAGCAATAATTGGACAAGTGTTGCAAAAGAATACTGCGAAAATCCAGTTGACAAGAACAAAGAACGCGTCAATAACGTATTAAAAGTGGGAGCAGAACATCAAGTTGATAATTATTTGGCTTCTTTATTATTTGCTTCAACAAAAACTTAATATGTTAAATCGTAATAATTTAGGACAAGTAATCGCCGATGATTTATCGGGAAAAATATTTGGAAAATTAACTGCAATAAAACGAGTAGAAAACAAGAACCAAAGACCGGCTTTTTTATGTAAGTGTTCTTGTGGCAATGAAAAAGTCGTAATGAGTCAATCTTTGAGAAATGGCACGGTAAAAAGTTGTGGATGCCTTTTGAAAAGACATGGGAAAAATCATTTTTCATGGGAAGGTTATGAAGAAATTTCATTGAGTTTTTTTTCTGTTATTGAAAAGGGGGCAAAAACAAGAAATTTGGCATTTGATATTTCTATTAAAGAAATTTGGCATTTATTTTTGTTCCAAAAAAGAAAATGCGCTTTATCTGGAATGGATTTACGCTTTCAGAGTCAAAATAGCGAAAGAGACGGAACAGCATCATTAGACCGCATTGATTCTAGTAAGGGATATGCTCTTGATAATATCCAGTGGGTTCACAAAGACATAAATTGGTTAAAAAATAACTGGCCTCAATAAGAATTCATTGAATTATGCTCTAGGGTCGCCAATCATAACCGTAAATAATATGTTATGTCCTTCTCATCTTTTAGTTTCTTTAACTTTTATCAACAACCGAATACGGGGCATGAGCCTACGTCTTTGAATACTGGTATTGTTTTTTCTGGCAATGGTTCTTCTGGCACGGTTGCTGATTACAACTGGTATTTTCCCTATGTAACGACCAATATTCTTTACAACTCAATCCTTTCTCAAAGTCGTTTTGGATTTCATATTTGGGCTGACTCTTTTGGAGCCGTAGTTCCGGGTTTGCATTATGCCACAACATCCACTTCTTTATCTGGGAGTCTTGGGGCGAACAACGAATATATTTATTTTGCGGATAAACTTTATGGAACACTATATCCTCAAATGCACGAATTTGTGTCTTTCAAATCTTCATTTTCTGGTTTTCTTACTGGAACTCATTACGATTCTTTTTCAGAAAAAAATGTCACCAGCGGTAGATTCTCCGGCTTCAAATACGATACCGCTTATTTTTCAAATGCTTTTTCGGGGGATATTCGTTCATCAGCCGACCCGATGTATGTAAATTTTGTTATTTCTGGTATAATAAACAAAGTGTCACACGATGCTTTTTCGGGTCAACATTTGGTGAGCGGTAAATTTTGGCAAACCAAAGATGACCTCTGTGAAATTGGATATTCTTTGATTGGATATTCCATTTCTTCTGGATTGTCGGTCGTTCCTATTACGCTTAATGATGTTGATGACATTAGCTTTACGTTAATTGGATACCAAATCAACTAAGTTTAAGTGTAAATTACATTACGATGAAATCGAATATTCAATGTGGGTTAAAGGGTCAATATAAAGTTGACATTTTTAGTGGAAACAAATTGGTTGAAACTACGGACTGGTTTTCAAATGATATTACCAATACCGGAGTCCTTTATCCTTTCATTTATCCATTTGCTCGTTGTTTCATGTTTCTTTCATTAGGTCATGGACAATTTACAACTCAAGTTGATGGACTTCAAAGTTATACAGGATTTGAAAGTGGAGCGTCAGCTATTACTGGATTCACAACAGATGATGGAAATACTCAAACTGGCACATACATGGGTTGGCCTTTTTATGCCTCTGGTTCGGTTGGAAGTTCGGCGTGCGGAACCCAATTCACTCCAAGTGGAGTTAATTTTTTTAGAGCTTGGAATATTCCAACAGGAAATGTCGCAATCGGTGGAACAGGACTTCAGATTGATTCATTCATGGTTTCTCCTTCAAGCGGTTCCGACCCTACTGGAAAATACGCATTTAGCTGTGTAAATCAATCTGTTTCGATAGCATCTGGATATAATGCGACAATCTATTATATGCTTTCATTGAATTTCAATGATTATGCACGAGCATTTGTTTATTTTCCTACTGGCGCAAGTGGTAATGGATATTTTAATACAGGAAATGCTAATATTGGTGGAATTGATACTACTCTTGTAAGTGGATGGGCGAATATCAGTGGTATTTATCGTCAATTATTTCCGGGTCTTCAATGTGTTGATAATAATGGTGCGTGTGTTGTCTCTGACCACGGTGCTATGTTGGAACCTAATATGGTAAATGCGTCAAACTTATATTTTTATCTTTCTCCTGACATTTCTAATTATGCTGTTTCAAAATATGATGGAACTGGATTGTTGACAGAAAGTGGAGCTTATAATTCTTATGGACTTTCTGCAAATTATTCTGAATATTCATCTTATATTTCGCTTTCTAATCCAACAGCAGCTATTACAAATGTGAGTAATACTGTCACGATTACCGACCCCAATACTTTTTATTATTCTGGTGATGCGAACCCTTCTTCTTCTGTCGCCCAATCTTATTTGAATCCGCCGGTTCTTACTCAGACAAATAAAAATATTCATTTGTCTAATCTTCCAAACTTATCTGGCTATTCAGGAATTTTATCTAGTAGTTCGTTCAAATACAATCAAACAAATTTTGTCAATGCAACTGGTCAACCGATTGCTTATGCTTCTCCCGGTGGAAGCCTGTTTAGTTCCGTAATTCCTAATTATGGTCAACCAGCGGTATTTTCAACATCTTTAAGAAGGGTTCCTCCTACTATTGTCACTGGCAGAACTCAAAAATCAACTAAATCATCAAGAATATCTCCTATTCAATCTTTGGGTTGGAACGCTCGTTATGGCTCTTTAGTTCTTGCAAATATAAATGGACTAACATCTCTTGAAACTGTTCAGGCGTTTCCTTATATGGAATATCTTTTCTTTGATAATTCTGGAAGGGGTGCCAATATGCCACACTATCGAATCATTCCAGAAATCTATATGGTTGATAGAGGAACTGGCGTTTCTCAAGTTGTATTCAGCATTACTGGTCAAGGTATTGATGGAAGTCCTTCAAGTCCGATTCAAAGAATTTGGAGCGCAACAGGATTCATGGGGCCATATTCGGGAACATCATCTGGATTAAATCCAAATTATCCTTGGACTGGACTTTTCACTGGAACCGGCCCAAGTTTCGGAAATCCTCCATTGCAGAGCGGTATTGTATTTAGCGGCAATAATCCATCTTCAAACTTAACTGGAACTTTTAGTGGACTATATGGAAATGGTGCTGTTTATGGTATCATTGCTCCTAATTCTGGATTTTACGGATTACCTTATGACACTTGTTTGCTTGATAATCCAGTTTGGAGTGGTTTTTCTGGAGATTTAGGTTTTGGTAGTTTGCCAAATCCAACCGGTGAAACAGGATTACTTTGTTGGCCTTCACAGGGTTCAAAGATTGGTCTTTCTATTACTGGTATGCAATATTCAGGAGCTTGGTCTGGAACAAATGTTGTTTGTTCTTTTTCTGATTTCTCTGATATTCTTGTTGGCACAAGTGGATACCAATTTATTTCAGATATACTTTTCAGTGGAAATTCTATTATCAATACTTTAAGTGGAAGTGGAGTGATTACTTTTTCAGATGGAACTCATACTACTCAAATGAACTTTTTGAGTGGTTCTTCTAAACTGGTAACTGGTTATAATTTCAATTCAACATTCACTCGTGGTTCTGGACAAAGTTTTGCTCGTGCTATTATTTTGGCTATGACTGGAAATGCACTTGTATCTGGAAATTTGAGTGGCACAGCAGGCGCAATTTCAATTCCTAATGGTGCATTATCATTGCTACCTACTAATTTTAAGAAACCAATAGGAAGAATTCATCATCTTGAATATTTCACCGGAAGTGGATATAGACTACTTCCTAATTATGCTTCTGGAAATAATAATTTTACTGGATTAGATGGCAATACATATTCGCCAGTTTTAGGCGGGGCATTTCCGGGTTTGAGTTCTCAAAATGGTATGCAAATTTACTTTGATTTTATTTGGTCGGCATAATATGGCTAGGGCGCACCTAAAATTACATGGTCAGTATAAGGTGGATGTTTTTGATGTAAGCGGGAATCTTTTAAGGACTTCAGATTACATTGATAACTTTATCACCAATTCTGGGACTCTATATCCATACTATTTTGCATTTGCCGATTGTTTTCGTTATTTAAGTTTAGGAACAGGAACAGGTAGAAATTCAACTGGGTTGAGTATGGCCGCCACTACTGGATTAAATAGTGGAGTTGATGGTTTCCAATATATTGATTCAGGATTTTATACTACTGGTGGATTTTTAGGCGGTGGTTGCGGAAATTTCGTTGACCCATCTTCAAATACAATAACTCTAATCAGACAGTGGGGACTTCCAGATATTACTGGTGGATTTTTTAACTCAACAGTAAATTTCTCTGAGATTATGGTTAGTCCCGGCAGACCATACGTTACAGGATTTACTGACAATACTCATTCTACTCCTACTGGATTATGTTCATGTTCCGAACAGGGATATTCTATTTCTAATTTTGGTGTAAGCCCTGATTTAACTGGACTTGATTGTTCTCAAATCGCGGTCTATTACTCACTTCTTCCAAACCTTCAAGAGACTGTCAACAATCAAGATGGTAGTCAGGGTGGACTAAGAAAAAGATTAAAACTTTGCGATGCACCATTCGCCTTCTCAAGAATTACTGGAAATTTTCATGTCAACTCTGGCGAAGTTTTTGCCGTTACTTATAGACTTAATCTGATTTTTGATACGGGCATTCAATCCAATAAATTTTATTCTTCAATTCCAACTGGAACAGATTTGAACTTTAATGCACTTGGCTTTGCTTCTAATATCACAAATCCCGGTGTGAAGTTAATTGTAGATAGTTATTTGAGCCAGAATAATTCAACGATATATGCTCCAAATTCTAATTTGAGGATGCAGCAAATAGACTTCATAAACAATGTAACTTGGCCTGTTTCAAGTTTGTATGGAGAATCCTTTGTCCCTTCTTTGGGTATCCCTCTTGAACCTTCGTGCATCTATGGTGACGGTGGTAATTTCGCTGTTTATGTTTCTGATGATAATACTCAATTTTTAGTTAGTCCGACGGGAGGTATATGTCCAACTGGATTATATCGTCCTTGGAATACCACTGGTAAAATCTTGCCTCAAAATTCTGGATTGATGACTTTTCAAACTGTATTAAGCGGGAATGTCGCATCGGGGGCTGTTTGGAATGGAGGTGACTCTGAATATTGGTTTCGTAATCCATATAATATCAGAACGACAAGTAGTTCAGTTGGATACCCAGATTCAGGTGATGTTTCTTCCTTGGGTTCTCAAACTCCAAATATCTATGCTGGAAAACAATCTCGTTCCTATTTTCAAAGCGGACACCGTGGAGGAAGCATCACTACAAATTACCAATTTCCAGACTATGCAATTAACGTAGGAATCGGAGCAGTTCAATATGTAAAAAGTTTCGTTGTGGGTTTTATTGATTCGGCGTTGATGTATTCTACCTATGGAAATGCGTATCAAAATGATATAACAAATGTTATGCCTTTCTTTGACTGTTTATTTTCTGGTTTAAGCGGGTCTGGAATCTTTCTCCCTATCATTGAAACAGGAACAAATGATAATTTAACCACAACAAAGATATTGGATTCAGATAATACGACTTATAATTATTTAACTGGTCAGAATGGAAGTATTTTTCCTACTTTTAATAATCAACTTTCTTGGACTGCTGATTGTCCTTCTGGTGTAGATGGTTGCTAATACCAAATATCTAAAATTTGTGTAATTATCAGGGATTATGTTGGCTAGAGATTTACCATTTCATCAAATTTTTTCATCAGTCGTGCGACCAGTTGTTTCAGAAGAAAAAGACAAACTGCTTGCAATCGCTTCGATGGATGAACTTGCGAAATTTATTCCAAATATTGATGCCACGAGAAATATTGATTTGCTTCCTATCGCGTTTGATGCCTGTGTTGTAAATAGAGGAAATAAAAACGGCGATATAATGAACACTGATACTGGTCTTTCTACTTATAAGACTTTTATTCATAAATTTATTGATACCGAACACAATCGTCAAAAAGTTATTGGAGTTATTTTAACTGCGTCTCTTAGTGAATTTGGTTCTAATAAAATTATCACGGAAGATGACGTGAAAGGCACGGATAAGCCCTTTAACATTACTCTTGGTGGAGTTTTGTGGCGTGCGGTAAATGGTGATTTGTGCGATTTAGTTGAAGACTCAAATGACCCCGATTCAGATAACTACCGTAAAGTTTCTGCAAGTTGGGAACTTGGTTTTTCTGGATACGACGTAGTGGAATTTGAACAGGGTGACAAAAGTTTATCGGATGGCAAGATTATTAAAGACCCAGACTTTATTAAGAAGATTGAAAAGTATCTAAAATCTTCTGGCGGTTCAGGTATGAAAGATGGAAAGAATTATTACCGTATGCCAAATGAAAGTGTAATAGCTATGGGTATAGGTCTTACTGAGAAACCAGCAGCGGAAGTTCAAGGAATTGTAGTAAAAACTGAGCATAAAGATGATTCTGCTAAAGCAACATTAGATACTGCTGACGCTGTAATTAAAAAAAATATTATTTCCACAGCAGAAAATATTTCACAAATACCAGAAAACAATGTAAAAAGAGAAAGAAGCACGATTATGAAAATCAACTCCATCGAAGACATTACGGACGATAATTTGAAACAGTGTTCGGCATCAGTTGTCACTGAATTCATTCAATCGGAACTCAAGAAGGCTAGTGAGACATTTACGACTGAAAAGACTCAGCAAGCTACGGCTGCTCAGAAACTTCAGGAGACAACTGTATCTCTTAATCAGAAGCTCGATGAAATGAAGGTTTCGCTTGATGCGATGGCAACAGAAAAGACAAACCGCGACAAGGTTGACGCTTTCAATGCTCGTATGAGCGAAACCGTTGCATCCTATGAATTGCCAGATGATGTTGCAAAGATTGTTGCCGATGATTTGAAGAATATCGCTACTGCCGAAGCTTATGCAGTTTGGCAGACGAAGGCAGCTACACTTTTGAAGCCATTTTCTAAGATTGCTATTGCGGCAGCAAAGAAAGCCAAGGCTGATGATGAAGAAGCTATGGCTAAGAAGAAAAAGGATGAAGACGAAGCCAAGGCTGCTCTTGAAAAGAAGGGCGATAAAAAAGACGATGATGACGCAGATGATAAGAAAAAGGGAGCTAAGGCTTCCGAAGCTGTGGCATCCGTAATCGAAGAAGTCCTTGATAATGCTGACAAAGAAAAGGGCGGATTGCCAAACGGTTCAAGTGCAGCAGCACCAAATTTGAAGGAAAAGTTTAAGACTGCCTTCGCGGAAGAAAATTTCGTTATCAAACAGTAAAAAATAACACAACAGGAGACAACAAATTATGCCATTACCATTACTCAGACCATTGAGAGACTACAACGAGAAGGACGTGTATAATCTTTACACTTTCTCCGGCCAAACCAGTTCCGGCCAAATCATTAACAAGGGAACGCTTGTCGCTGTTGCCCCAAACGCAGGTTGGAGAAATGACCAAGAGCCATTAAACATTATTGGTAACTATGGTGATTTCAGTGTCAATAACGTCCAAGCCCTTCGTTATGGAACGAACGCAGCCGTTACTTACTACGGCACTGGTTCCTCCGTTAGTGGATTTCCGGGCGAATATCCAATCGGTATTACTTTGTTCGATGTGCGCGAACTTGATGAAAATTTGATTCCTCTCAAGTATAATCCACGCAAAGCCGCTGAATTGGAAGCTTGTATTTCTGGTCAAACGGTTCCTATCGTTTCTCGCGGAACATTCCTTTACTCTGGTCTTACTGGTTCATTTGGTGGTGGTTCACCAATCTACGGTGGTGTTTCCGGTGTTATTACCGCGCAAAACAACGCCACAGGCAACCTTGTGCAAGTCGGTATTGCGCTTGGCGGAACAGGAGCAGACGGTTCAGCCCTCATCAGGTTGGGTCTTTGGTAATCTTAGTCATTTGAAACAATAAGGAAAAACATTTATGCAAATCCAACTTAAAAACACGCCAGAGCAAATCGAGTTAATCAAGGCTATGGGTTCGTCCAAGCAGTCTGTCGCTCGTGAAGCTACCGAGGCCATCGCAGCGTTCCTCGCACCAGTTCTCAAGAAAGTCTTGATGACTGCTGGAACTGCGTCCACAATTTATCGTGATATTGAATACGATGAAGATTCTGACCCATCCATCCCACTCGACTTGTTTTACAATGAAGGTGCTGGATATGTTTCTGTATGGAGCCAGTCACAAGCTGGTGGTCTTCCAACCTCGCAAGTTGCAGGTATGGCTGAAATCAAGTTCGGAACCTACCGCCTTGACTCTGCCGTATCCTTCAATAAGAAATATGCGCGCAAGAGCCGTTTGGATGTTGTTTCCAAGGCTATTGAACGCATGGTCAACGAAGTCCTTATTAAACAGGAACGTAATGCTTGGGCTGTTATCTTGAAGGCATTGGCCGAAGCTTACACCCCAATCTACGGTGCTGGTCAAACTGTCACGACCCAATACGGCCACACTCTTGCTGCTGCACAGGCAGGTAGCTTTCTGTTGGCAGACTTGAACAACTTGATTGTTCGTATCAAAAGAATCAATGAATCATACAGCGCAAATACGCCTGTTCAGCCTTACTCACACGGTATTACCGACTTATATGTTTCCCCTGAAATCAAGGCGATGATTCGTGCGTTTGCTTATAACCCAATTAACACAAGCTCGTCTGACTCGACAGCTATCGGTGGTATTCGTGGTCAATTCCTTTCTGACAATCTCCGCGACGAGATTTTTAGAAGTGCAGGTATGCAGAGTATCTACGGTGTTAACATTGTTGAACTCGTCGAATTCGGTGGAAACCAGAAGTATAACGTCTTGTTTGACCAGTTCGCTAAGTCCGGTAATTCGGCTTCGCAAGTTCAGGGTTCAAATGGTGCGGCTACTTGGTCAAGCTCATCCACACAGCAAGTCTGTGTCGGTATTGACAATACTCGTGGTGCGTTTGTTCGCCCTGTTGCAGTTCAGGCTGAATCTGGCGGCACGTTCTCCGTTCTTCCTGATGGTCAATTCGATATGTATGGTTCCCGTGTCCAGAAGGTCGGCTTCTACGGTTTCCTCGAAGAAGGCCGCGTCTGTTTGGACGCTCGTTCGACGGTCGGTATTGTTGTCTAAAAACAACTTCAATTCAAAAAAGACGGTGGGCTAAAAGCCCGCCGTTTTTTTGTTTATACATATAAGCTTTTTCCCAATATAATAAGGAAAGACATTTATGCCAAGAAAATCCAAAAAACTCGATTCTTTGAAACAGACACATGGTAAAGTCAATACCTTTGAAGTTACTTCCCTTGACCAAATTTGGGGCGGTGGCGATAATTCCAAATTCGGCACAATGGATGAAAATGTATTTCAAAAAATGCTCACTGACTTCACTAGGGCTGATTTGGAAAATTATGCGCGCAAGCATGGGAGCGTTATTGTTGAAAGTTCTGAACGTATTCGTGCGGAATTGATGAAAGTTTTCCGTAACTATGTTTCTCTCTTGCAGAAACCAACTTCCAAGCCTCAACCAAGGCAAGTCGTTTCACCAGAAGCGCAGCGAGTTCTTAACGAAGGCCGTTAATATAAGATTCTTTCGTCGGTGGATGCCGTTGATGTGTAATTACATTTATTATGGCGTTCGATTCCACAATTAGGTTAAGGCAAATGAATCAGGCAGAATTGTCTGGTTTTCTTATCCCAATTATTCTCACTTATTTAAGTAATACTGGCAATTTAAGTGGAGTTTTTTATCCATTATTAAATAATCCGAGCGGTTATCTTCAATCTGGCGCATTTATATCTCAGGTTGATTTAGATAGTGCGATTACCCAAGCTCTTTCTTTTGTATCCAATAATTTTTATCCTGATTCAAACCCTAGTGGATTTTTAAGAGCTTCGGATATTACTCATGCTACAAATTCTTTTTTGGTAAATTGTTCATCTGGCGTTGATACACAATTTGTTAATTTTCCATTTCCATTTACAGGAATTCCTAATATAAATTGTTCATTTCTCAATAATATTGATAATAACATTTATTATTTTGGCATCTCAGGTGTAAATACTACTGGATTTTATGTGAATTATAGCGATACGGTTGCCAAAACTGGGTATAAACTAAGCGTAATTACAGACTTATAAAATGAAAAGTTTATTCAAACAAATTCAGGCGGGTGAATTAAATATTACTACTGGAAAGGTGGGAATAGGAGTCATCAATCCTCAATATATTTTAGATATAAATGGCTCTATCGGTAATTCCCTAGGCATGAATACGGGTAGTTATATTGATTTAGGGAATAGTATTTTTGTTGATAACACTGGCGCTATTTCTTTTGACTATAATCAAAAAATTTTATTTGGTAATTGGTCTGGTAATGGATTTTCTCTTGATGGGCCTATTACAATAAGTGGAAATAATGTTATTACTGAAGATGAGACTGGTCAATTTTATTCATCAAGTAATCCATCTGGATTTATTACAGGAAACCTGAATCTTTATTCTCTTGATTCCAAAGTCGTTCACATTATAGGAAATGAAATAATTAGTGGGAATAAAACTTTTTCAAGTCAAGTTACGGCCAATGGAGTTAAGTCAAATGTATTTCAAGATTCTTCTTCAATCAACGGTATTATTCTTAATTTGGGGATATTGACTACTGGTAATGATTTATCTACTGATATAACAATAGATATGGCTCATGGTAGATTATCTAGGACGGGTGTTGTCCATCTTGATTGGTTTAATAATAAATTAAGTGGAAATTGGACTGCTGAATCTTTAATTATCAGTGGTCAACCAGTATTAACTGGTTCAACCATTTCATTTATTACCACTGGACAAACTGGACAATTTGCATCTAATAGTAATTTGTCAGCAACAGGAAGTTCTTTATCAACTTGGACAGGAAATTCTACTGGACTTTACTATCCTCGTAATTCTAATCCTTCTGGATTTATAACTAGCGGTCAAACTGGAATATTTGCTATAGATTCTAATGTAGTGCATATTACAGGGGATGAAAATATTCATGGTCTAAAGACATTTTCAGCGATTCAATCCGATTATTGGACGGACATATACAATAATAAAGTTTCAATCGGTGGGTATCTTATAGATTCCAATAATAATATTTCTGTAGCTTGGGACGGCAGAGTATTACAAGATTCAAATATTACAACAAGTTTAGATTGGAGCAACAGAACATTACAAGATGGAAATGGAATAATAAGTCTAGATTATAATAATAGAAGATTACTAACAACTGATGGCAATCCAATTCTTGATTGGCAAAATGGATACATAAGTGTTTTTCAAAATCTAAATGTAGATGGAATCGCTAGTTTTTCAAATCAACTATTGATTTCTGGTAATGATATTACTACATATTTTTATCCTAAAAATAATAATCCTTCTGGTTATATTACGAGCGGTCAAACTGGAATATTTGCTTCTACTGGAAACTTAGCTTCAACTGGAAATTTTATTTCTTCTTGGACGGGTGTATCAACTGGACTTTACTATCCTCGTAATTCTAATCCTTCTGGATATATTACGAGCGGGAATGGGTGCATTATAATCCAAAGCCAAAAAATAAATTTCGCCCAGACTGGAAACTATAGCCTATTCACAGTTCCAAGCGGTCAATTATTTTTGATTGATACAATGGAAGTCATAACGACCAATATCACCTCCCCGAATCAGCCGCCATATGTTTCATTCGGAAATACATCCAGTTTTGGAAGTTATACTTCTTCAATACAGACCACTTCAAATTCCCAATATGCTCGTCATATTTTTGACAATCCGCAGAACGCGATTATTTCTGGAATCATTTTGACCGCATCCATTACAGCCGCCTCGACAGCGACCGTGCAATCTGGATATTTATTATACAAGGGATTTTTTACTAATTCATAAAATTATGAGCGTGTTTATAGGAGGATATTTTGGAGGATATAAATTTTCGTTAATTAGCGCAAACGCTCCTTCATTGATACTCAATACATCTGGTTCAATAATAACATCTGGGCATTTGATAGATGCTAATTTCATTACAACAACTTATAGTAGAGTTATATCTGGAACACAGTATTTAGTTCAAGTAGTTCCTCAACAATATAACTTTTGGGGGAATACTCCGATTGTTAATTTATCAACGGATAATACTGGAATCGCAACCATTGATAATCTTGGGAACGTAAGTTATGTGAATACTGGACATTTTAATGTAATAGCAAATACAAATTCTAATTCTTATTATAGTGGTCAAACTGCTATGTTGCCATTGACTAATATAAGTGGGGGAAGCGGATTAAGTTCTGTAAGCGTATTTGCTCCAGACGCAATTAGCATATCTAATCACGTTTTAATCATTTATAATACTAATTCTAACGATAGCATTAACTTAAAAAATTATTATACGGGTCACAGACCACTATTTTCAGGAGCGAATATTTTAGGTATTTCGTGTCCGTCTGGTCAAGAAAGCATATCTTCATCTGGATTTACGGGAAGCATAAGACAGCCGATAATAAATTACCTTACTGGAGTCTCTGGAACAAAACAGATACGTTATGCCGTTATGATGTGCGATATTCCAACTAGAATATCCGATAATGCACTGGCTCCTTCCATATTTTTCCCATATGGATATAGTGTATCTTATGAACTTTATCTTTCTTATTGGAGATTAGGATTGAGAAGCGGATATGATTATAACCAGCAAAATAATCACTTTAATTTGGCACAATTCCAAAATAATACCATTTTGACTTCATATATCAATTTCGGTTCATATAAAGATTGCACTTCATATATTGATAAAGTCACCTCAAATCAAACAGGAATTTATTTAACTGGTTCGCAAAATACTGGATATTATATCGAAGATATGGGGGCTTTTATCGGTTCTCTTACATATTTTTCGGGAAGAAATCTGCAACCATTGATTGAAGCTTTCCCATCTGTCAATTATACTTATCATTCAAGCAATCAATCTCATATAAATACTGGAAATAATTTAGCTGGATATTGTTCTTGGGGCAATGATGGTGGAATGGGCCAGTATTATGCTATTGACGGAACTGTCAAATGGGGTCAGAATAATAACTGGTATCTAATCTTAACGGTTGATAGTTTTAATGGACAAAGAAATGGTGGAGGAAATTTCATTGATTGGTTTAGTAGCGGGGCTTTTGGTGGAACTGGATATAATAATTGTCCAGTTGGCGCAGTTGGAAATGTCGAAGAACCTTTGCTTGGTCATTCATGTCTTTCGGGATATTTTAATTTATGGCAAACTGGTTATCCATTTATTGAATGTGCTTGGCAATCAAGGCAAACGCCTTATTTTGCTGCATTTGGTGACCCATTTTGTGTGATATAAGTGTAATTATTGTTATGAATGATGCTTTTAGAGAATCTGATACGATATTGTTCCGTAAATCTGTGACATTTCAAACTGGTTTTGGAATTATAGCGGATGAACCTTTTAACGTGGGTTCTTTGACCACTACTGGTTCTTTTCTTAATACTTATAATCAGATTAGGGCTTATGGGGGTATTAGTGGAACTGGTGGTTTTATAACAACTGGACAAACTGGAAATTTTTATCCATCTTCCAACCCCAATAATTACATTGATAATTCTGTCTTTAACGGAGATGGGAATCTTGTGACAATAGGAGGCGATGGCACTCAAGATGGCGTAGGATTTTTCTACATACTAAACTGTCAAGGAATAGGAGTTCTTAGTGCCGTGCAAAATGCGTCACTCCCCGATATTGATTTCTTTAACGACCAATTATTGCAAGGAGGATACTTTGCAGACCCAAGTGTCCTAACTTTAGACTGGAATACTAAAGTTCTAACGGGTGGGGCATGGACGGCTCAAACGGGGTTTAATGTAGGGGGGTCAAATGCTATGACGATTTCTCAATATAGGGCTGGAACGATAAATATACCTACTGCCACAACAAGTAAATTTGTGAATTTTTCTTCAAATTTTACGGGCATAAATTATGCAGTAAGTCTTACTTTCGACTCTAATCTTGCAACAGTGAATATGGCTTCATCAACAAGTAAAACGCTTAGCGGATTCACAATAGGACTTAATGCCGCCGTAGTAGGAGGAGTAAATATTGATTATATGGCTTTAATTTATAATTAAATCCTAAATTTAATATAATAATTCAATGAAAGCTCTTGCAATAGTATATGTAAAAGATACTAATGACATTCTACCTAGATGTTTGGAGGCGATAAAAAGTCAAACATATAAAGATTTCTCATTGGTTATACATGAAATGAAACCTATTCATTTTACGCATAATCAAAGTATAAATGGTTCTGAAAATGTAGTAAGAAATAGAAATTATGTCAGAAAAATGGCTCTGGCTTCTGACGCTGAATATTTTATATGGATAGACGGTGATATAATTATCCCACCAAATACATTTGAAGATTTCATTGATATATCCAAAAAACATGGGGAAAAATTATTAGGCGGATGGTATAAGGCAAGATATGGCGACATTTATGTTTCTGGAAGATGGGATGATAATGGACTTTTAATAAAAACAAACCAAGTCCAAGAGGGAATAACTTGGTCTCATTTGATAGGCATAGGCTGTTCGATGATTCATCGTTCCCTGTTGGAAAAGCTTGAGTTTAGGACTGGATGCGACCAGCTCTCAAAAGATGAAAATGGTTTTACCTATTATGTGGGAGATTGTCTGGCCTTTTGCGAGGATTCAAGAAGACTTGGAGTTCTGCCAAAGTTGGTCGGGTCAATAGTTTGCGAACATATTCACGATAATCAAGACGGACATAAATTTTTGAAATCATCTTGATGTTAGATTTGTGGAATATATTGCGTTCTAAATATGTGTAATTATCAATATGTCAAAACGACTCAACTTTATTTAAGTGGACAAGATGTGACTGGATTAGCATTTGAATATCCTTCAATGGGAGTCGCAATGAGTGGACTATTACAAGATGCTCAAGACTTGATTTCTGGAAAAAAATTGTTCTAATATAACGCAAATTCATGGCAAATTCTTTCGACATTTGTATCGAACAGGGAGCCTCGCTGAATATTTCGCTGGTAGCCAGTGACTCAAGCGGGAACGCTATGAATCTGTCTGGTTATAGTGTTAGGGGTCAAGTAAAATATAGTTTTGGAAGCACGGGAATCATTCTGAACTTATCTCCAAAAGTTGACACAAGTTTCATAAGTGGAATTATCAATATTTCCGTCCCACCAGAAAATACGAGCGGACTGCCAATTACCAAAGCAGTCTATGACATAGAGGCTTTCAATAGTGGGGATTATTGTTTCAAAGTTATTAAAGGATACGCGAATATTTTTCCGCAGGTTTCTTTCTAATATGGATATTGATGTTACAGTTAATACACAACCAATCAATGTTTCTGCAACGGTTTGTCCAGCAGTAAATATCAATGTTTCCACAATTCCCTCTTTTAATATTGAGGTTGGTATTAGAGGAATTCAAGGGCCTCCGGGTTCTGGTTGCTCTGGTTCATCTACCGGAGTAAATTTCCTCTACAATATCCCTAGTGGATTTGATAATTATTTGATTGGATTTCCTTTGAGTTTTTCTTCAATTCCTTTTGTTGAAACTACGTTGGAATTGCCCTCCGGCTCGAACAATTTATACACTTTCGCTACTCAAAATATCACGACAACTGGCTTTAATGTGGTATTTTCGGAGACAATTCAAGAAACTGGCTTAATTCTCAATATCAAGTGTAATTAACTATATGAAAGTGGTTGATATAGCTAATGAAATTTATCTTGAGAACGCCTCACCAAGCGATACGTCTATTCCGGCGATTGCTTTTTGGGTTCGTTCTAACGTGGGAAAATTAAATACGATTCTTTACGAAAACTTCTACATTGACCCAATTACATTAGATATTTACAAGTGTCCTGAATGGAGAATTGGTATGATGGCTTCTTCTGTCATTAAGTTGATGTTTAAGATATATCGAATTGACTTGGATATTCGCAATATGCTTTATGCTGTAACTAATGACACCGTTTTGAAAGCAACCGACCAAGAATTCTCTATTGAGAAAGTCAACAAAAGTGAATTACTAAAAACGCTTACCGCTTTCAAAAAAGAAACTCTTAAAGAGCTTCAAGAATTAGTTCATAACTATCGCAGCTATCATGGAGAACCTGCTCAAGTCGCTGGCGATGATACTGTTGTCGGTCATTACGTTGGAATTACTTCTCAATACACCCGTAATATTGTTGGAGGAGGCGGTGGGTCTAATGATTCAAGTCTTTATGATGAATTTGAGGAAACGTAATTATGCCAAGTCTTGTAACTGCCAACGAACAAAGTATCTTGACCGGACTTTTGGATAGCACATTCCAGACGTTTCAAAGAGATATTGTTGTTTGGAAATCTCCAATCAAGATACCTATTTCCGTAGCAAGCGAACCACAAGGCAGCTTTGGATTTGGAAATGCGCCTGTCGAACAAAAATACGAATATATTCCCGTAAGCGGAGTTTATCCAGCAGTTGTCCGTTACGCAAGCACTCGTCATATTGGAGAAACAGAAGTCCTTCAAGGCACAAATTCTTTAAGTCACATTGGAGAAGTTAAAATTAAAGTCAGGCCAGATTGTTATGACTTTATTGAGAATGGCATAACTGACAAAATTTCCTTTGATAATCTGGATTTTTATTTTGCTGGGAAGCCTCAAGCTAATCCATTTTTAGGCACACTATATTATATTTATCAGTTGAAACCTAAAATTTAATATGAGTCTTTTATATTTCAAACTAGACCAAAGAGCTATTCAAAAGTATCTCGAAGAAAGGGTTGCTTCTGCACCAGAAGTTCAGGCGAAGGTAAACCAAGTGATTGCTAGTCTTTTTGGCAGGGCGCATCAGGCTTTGATGAAGAATTTTTTAGAGCATCCAGTTACGATGGAATTGAAAGAAGGTGTGGATGCATCTAATATCAGCAATACATTAAATGGAGAGGGAAATTTGTTTGGATTTTTAGGATTTTGGAATGGTCAAGACCCGACTTACGAACTTGAGGACTTATTGACGAAAATCAATTATGAAAAAAGTTCGATTCGTAAAAATGTAATCAATTATCGTATCATCGGAATTCCTTCAAAGAAGGACATTGAATATGCGACAGAAATGAATTGGGGTCATGGGACAAGTTGGGCTTACGCTATTGAGACAGGAATTTTTGAAGGTGATGCGGCATTGAGTCATTATATTTTCAAAAGTTGGGGAGGTAGCCGTTCCCAAGCTGGATTCCAGATTAAAGGATATGAATATAGTGAGGAGACATTTAATGCTACTCCCTATATTTCTGATATTTTATCTAGGTTTCAGAATAGAGTAAGTAACGCAAATGGCAGATTTTTAATATAATTAAATAAATAATGATTGCACCACAATTAGATAATTTGGTTGTTTCGAGCTTTTTGCTTTTTATTGACCACGAAATTCAGAGACAGGGCAACTCCTATTCCAATAAGAGCGGCTTGTTTTATCCTGAACAGAGTGACGTTTCTGGACTTTATATTTACTCTTGTCCTTATCTTCAACTTTGTAATGATACTTCTATTAGTGGTGCGAATATCATGTCTGGTATTTATTTGAATGGTGTTTTTGTTAAAGTGGGACAAAGTGGATTGGTTGCAATAAATCATTATGATGGTGATGTTAAATTTAATACTCCATTGCCAAAAAATACAGTCGTAAGTGGAAATTTTGCAGTAAAAGATTTTAATATTTATCTTGCTGACCAGCCTGATTACAATATCATCTTATCTGATAAATATTCTTCAAATCCAAAATATGCACAGCAGGCAACCGGTATTCCTCTTGGAAATAAAATTATGCCAGCCGTTTTCCTTGTTCCGAAAGAACAGGAGGCAAAAGACCTTGTTTTTGGCGGTATTGATGATAATGCAATGAGAATTAGAGCAATGGTAGTATGCGAAAATGTATATCAAAGAGTGGCTGTATGTGGTATTTTGAAAAATTTCAAGTTAAGACAATTCCCGTTAATTGCATCAACTCCTTTTGATTACCTAGGAAATATGACAGGAATCAACTATAATTATACTGGTTTGCCTTATTACGGCCTATATTCTCCATTTGTTCGCAGGGCAAAAGTCAACGAAATACCAGAAGTAGGGTCATATACTGATGTAACCAAGCAGTTTGCAATGGTAGATTTCGATGTTTCTGTTTGGGCAAGCCACTTGTAAAAATCCTTTCTCAAAATCCTTATTTTACTGTAATAGATTAAAGAAGACAGAAACAAATAATATTTATGTCCACCACCATTAACAGAATCGCGTATTTCGCTCAATCTGGTATGCTTACATACGGAACTGGGCAAACAATCACCCTTCCAATTAACTCCGCTAATATCGAAGTAACTCGTCCAATCGAGGCCATTACTTCTTTCGGCACATTTAATTCTTTGAATGAAGCTCAAACAAATTTAACAACTTGTAAATCAACTTTGAAGGGATATTTGGGTTCTGGTTCTGGTTTGACAACTTTATCAGCCGCAGTCCTCTCTGGTTTGATTACTTCAACCCAAACTGGAACTGGTGCTGGCGGTATTTCTATTACTGTTTCTCCGGGTGGTTTTACAATGACTGGCATTCTTACGAACATCGGTCTTGATATTGCGATGGGTGGATTCGGTACGTTTGATTTGGGATTTGCGGGTGTTGGTCAACCAACCATCGTTCCTCCAACCTCTGCTCAGGCTGTTGCTGGAACTGCTGCCTTGGCTATTTCTCCTATTACAACAATGTCAGTCGGAACACAGGGTCTTTTGTCTGGTGCCGCAGCTACATCAATCAAATTTGCTTACGATTTGCCAACGGATGTTCTTTCAGCTTTGGGTGATAATCCAAACGCTTCTCAAGGCAATTTGGTAAGTATTATCGCTACAAAGGCTCCTTATAAAACGACATTGAGTGTTGAAGGTTATGGAGTTGACCCAACGATTCTTGATACAGCTTTGGCTGCTGGTGTTTCTATTGGAACGATTAACATTGTTCTTCCTCACGGCAAGGTTAATGCTCGTTCATTTAATCAGGCCGCTGGTCAAGCTAGTGCGTCATTTAGTTATTCAGCAGAAGATGTTTCGGCTACCTTGACTGATATTGTCATTAGTGGTTATCAGCAATCAAACGCAAACATTGGTTCATTTGGCCCTGCTTACGGTGCTTAATCCTAGTGGAATTACTTCAAAAGCCCGCGACCCAAAAGGTTGTGGGTTTTTTGTTTTAGGGCTATAATAATGTAGGAACAAGGATTTTTATGGTTGAAGACAATCTAATAAAATTACAGGTAGAAAAAGAGATTACTTCTCTATTTAAGAATTATCTTGAACTGGCGGAACATCTTCATTTAGATGAAAAGCAGCACGCTGAACTTCGCAAGCGCGTGCTTGATAGAGGGAATGATACCATAAGAAATATTTTACTTTTTTTAGGATATTTTGACTTCCAAATCAATCCAGAAAGAGTTAATGAAGCCGCTAAGAGACAACAAGTAGTATTCAAAAAAACTTTCGTTTCTGAGCCGGTAATCATATAATAAGATGACTATGGAAAAGGCACAGAATAAGTATATTTACGAATCAACTGTTCTAAAACAGGTGGAAGATAAAGTCCCAGAAGACCGCATTGAAAATGGCGAAAAAATCGAAGTCATCAAGACTGTTAAGACTGTCAAACCAATAAAGATTGCACTTTTGAGGCCAGACAGAAAACGCTATAAAGAGGCGGAAATTTTCTATGCCAAAAGACTTTCTCATTATCTCAAAGAGGGACTTCTTCCGCACTCTCTCGTTTCAAAGCGTTATCTAAATGATGGCGGGCCTCTTAGTGAGGATGAAAAGAGACTTGTTCAATCATTGCGAGATACCTATGTTCGACTTCAAGAAGAATATTTCGATATGAAGTCTCCATTAACAGATATTCAAGCAGAACGTCGCGCAGGAATTATTCTTGAATTAAATGAAATTAACAAAACCTTACGAGACATTCAGAGTAATTATTCCGATATTTTCTCAAATACTGCTGAGGCCAAGGGAAAATCTGATACTATCGAATGGTGGATTCTGAACATTTCATTGGTTGATTTGGAAAGTAAAGAATATAAGCCTCTTTTTGGCAATGGAGATTTTGAATCCCGCATGAAGTTACTTGATGACCTTGAAGCGAAGAATGATGAATTCCTTAATGAAATTGTTAAGAAACTTTCATATTTCATTTCATTTTGGCATACGGCTGGCCCTGATATTTCAAATGATGATTTCAAATCAGCAGAAGAAAACTACAATCTAAGCGTCACTAAATACCGTCTCGAAGAAATTGCCCTTCCGTTAGAACCAAATCCAATGCTTTTAGAAACTATTACCCCTGAAATAAAGACCTTCTAATGTGGAAAAAATCTACAAAACAATATCAGAGATTGATGAATTAAAACTCATTTATTTTGAGATACTGGATGGTTTCAGCTATGATGTAGGCTCCTCTCTATACATTAGGCATTTTTCTGATAAAGAGAGTCATTTAGTGCTTCAAAAACGAATTGAATTATCTCGTTATTATGCTTCTGAGGGCGTCCCACATGAATCTCAATTATTGTCTAATGCCATTGAAAATGAAGAATGGTCTGATGAAAAAGAAACTCAAATTCTAACTCTAAAGTATCTCATTTCTGATAATGAAAGAAATTTACCAAATATTCTATGGCAACAGCGTCCATTGATTGAGAATATAATCAAGCAAAAGAAAAATGAACTTGCAGAGCTTCTCTTTGAGAGGAAGCATACTTTGGGTAGAAATATTGAAGATTTGGTTGATGAGGACGTTAATGATTTTGTTGTTTATTTATCTATTTTCAAAGATGCTAATTTGAAGAATCATATTGATAAGACTTATGATGATTTCCAGCAATGGGAACCCACAAAAATATCAGAATTAAATAATATTCTCATATCTCAATATTCAAAATTTTCAGAAGATAAAATTAAAGGTATCGCTATTCTCCCGATGTTCCTAAATAAGCTAAGTTATTCAAAAGATAATATCGGTTCATTTCTAAAAAGACCTGTGGCCGATTTATCTCATCATCAGAGTTATCTCTTTTCCTTGGGCGTCCGAAATCTTAATATCTTGGGTTACGCCAAAGGAAATCCACCAGACTTGAGTTTGGAAGCAAAAATCCAAGATGTAATCCAGTGGTATGACCTTCAATACTCGCTGAATATTGCCAAGAAAAACCAGCAAGAATAGTGTAATGACTATTGTTAGTTAGACTTATGGCACAGCCGTTAATGCAGATGGGTGTTTTAGTAACACCCTATATTAACCAACAAGGATTCAATGCGATGGCAAAATCGCAGGGGGCGAACTTCGCTGCCCAATTCCAAAATGGTATGGCGAGGGCTGCACAGCCTTTAGGTCGTATTACAGGCCAAGTTTCTGAATTTGAAAAGTCTATGGCTGCGGCCAATGCCCGTGTTTTGGCCTTCGGAGCTTCTGCTGGTTCTATTTATCTCGTCAAAGATGCTTTTGAAAAGATGATTTCTTCGACAATCGAAGTCGAAAAGAGTCTAGCCAACATCAACACAATTTTGCAACTTGGTCAAGGAGCGTTAAAAACATTTTCTTCTGAAATGTTCAAAACTGCTTCAATGACTGGACAAACTTTCCAAACCGCTAGTCAAGTGGCACTTGAATTTGCTCGTCACGGTGTTAGTGCTTCTGAAACTGCAAAACGTATGACTTCTGCGATGCAGTTAATGAGAATTTCTGGATTAAGCGCGTCTGAATCTGTAAATGCTATTACTGCTGCAATCAACGCCTTCAATAAGGAGGGTCTTTCATCTGAGGATATTGTAGGTAGATTAACTGCTGTTGACACAAAATTCGCTGTGAGCGCGCAAGACTTAGCAAAAGCCATTGAGCGTGTGGGTTCAACGGCAACCGAAGCTGGCGTTAAATTTAATCAACTCTTGGGGCTAGTAACTGCTGTTCAAACGGCAACGGCGCGTGGTGGTGCTGTTATAGGTAACGCTTTCAAATCCATTTTTACGAGATTGGCTCGTCCAGAAGTTTTGAGTGATTTGGAAGCTATTGGAATTACAACTAGGAACGCTTCTGGTCAAATTCTTCCGATGGTTGATTTATTAAAGAGACTGGCCTCCCAATACAATACTCTTAACTATGCTCAGAAATCATTTGTGACCGAAGCTGTTGGAGGGGTTTATCAAGTCAATATTTTGAAGGCCGGACTAGCAGATTTGGGTCGAGGATTTTCAATCTATGATAAGGCTGCTATTGCGGCAAGTCAATCTACTGGTCTTATCGAACAACGTATGGCATCTTTGAATGATACCATTGCTGCGAAACTTAATACAACCACGCTTCAATTCACAAGATTAGTTTCTTCATTTGGAACTACTGGTTTTGGTTCTGGAACAAAGAGTGGATTGGATTCATTCAACAAACAAATCGAAGCAATCGGAAATGGTCTTGATGATGTTTCCGAAAAATCTGGATTTGGAGATAAAATTGGTCATAGTTTGGCTCAGGGGGTTGCCAAAGGTTTGGGAGATATTGTCTCTGGGCCGGGAATTCAAATCGCAATGGCTCTTGTAACGAAAATTGCAAAAGGACTTGGTTCTTTCGCATATCAATCATCAAGGGAATTCATGGGACTCAATGAACCCATGAAGCAACAGGCTGCTGTTCAGCAAAGTATTACAGGTTTCTTACAACAAAATGTTGGTTTAGTAAATCAATGGGCTAGAGGTCAACTCAGTTTGAACACTTTGGTTGGAGTCTATCTCCAAACAATGAAAAATGCTAGTATCGCTCAAGGGCAAATGACAAACATGGTTGGCCGAGCCACTCCTTTAGTTGGGGGAAGTGTCCATGCGGGTCATGTAGCCGGTTCAAATTTCGTTCCTAACTTTGGATTACCAAATATTCGAGTTGGGGATAAGGCATTAAGCGGATTAGATTGGCTTTCAGAACAAGAAGCTATTAAAAAGGCTCTAGTTAGAGAAAAGTCTCCCACGGCAACCGTTGGTTTTTCATCTATAATTGCTTCACCACAAAATCCTTTGGGAGCATTGGTTTATGATAAAGCTTATCAAAAGAGTCCAGATGATGCTTTTCGTCAGCATTTATTTCTCGGACAAACTGATTTGAAAAATATGGGTTCTTCAATTAGCTCTAATAGGTTTGTTCCAAACTTCGGTATAGCAGACTCTCTTGCTCTAGGAGCTTTGCAAGGAACTTTTAATAATATCAATGGTGTTTTAAGTCCTCTTTCTTATCATTATAATAAACAACTTGAATTGGTAAGGAAAATGAATGAACAATATACAGCGTTGACAAGTCAAATTCGCGCCGGTGGTATTGTTAAATATAATGGAAATGTTTATGATAATAAAACCGCTTCTGGTGGAATTAGCGTAGCTCAAAATCTACGCGATTTTATGTTGGATTTCAGACAGCAAAATCGTGGATTTACTGGTTCACCATTAGCTCAAGGTAATCAAAATACTGCGTATGACACATACCGTCAAAATGTTCAAAAGACTCAGGCTAAATTAAGCACTTATGCAACATTTGGTATGGTCGGTGCGCCTTTGGCACTTGAAACTGGTGCTAGTTTTGCGAAAAATTTTGGAAAACTTGATTTATCAAAAGGACTTGAATCATTTTCGGCTGGCGTTACTGAAGCCGGACAACTTCTTTCAACTTTCCCTAATAAGTTGGGTGTTATGCTTGCTTCAACTGCCGGTATTAAGTCTTTCTCTGATTCTCTCTCAATCATGGTGTCTGGATTTGGAAAACAAGAAAGAGCTTTCGATTTAGCAAGCACTAAAGCTGAAAAAATGGCGAGTGCGGGAAATTCAGTTCTTGAAACTTTTGAAAGACTAAGAACGGCTACAACTGATGCAACAGTTACTCTTGACGAGTATCAGTCTTTACAAACTAAATATGCTAAATCTTTAATGGAACTTGCATCAATTCAGCCTTATGGCGCAGGAATAGTTCAAAAACTTGCTGGTGCCGGAACTGCTGATGAAAAACGACAAATTATTAGTCAAGCTATTGATGCTCAATCACAAGCAAAGGGGGAGGCCGGTATTAAGATGCAGTTGGCTCAACTTATTGCCCAAAGCTCTGTTTTTGGAATAGGTTATGGAGAAAATCGTCGAGGGGGAATTTTCGCTGCTACTAATCCAACCGATTTGTTAGAGAAACAGAGTCTTCTTTCTGCAACAGCGGTTCAAATGGAACAGGGTGCGATGAATTCTGACAGACTTCCAAAGGGTTTTGCTGAACGAATGAAGAATTTTGCTTTAACGAATGAAGATGTATCTTCGATTACTAGAGAAGCATCTAAAAGTCCTATCTTAGAAGGACTTGGAAAAAATTCTATCTCACAAATCATGGAACAATTTGGCTATGAGATTAGTAAATTTAAGATTCCTGCTGGTGTATCTCCTGATGATTGGAAGAAGCATATCCAATCTCTTAACGAATTAACTGCAAAAGAAACCTCTATTCGTTTGAAGTATAATCAGGAACTTCAAAATATTCTCCAAAGGGGAAATATCCTTTCTAACTTCGCCTTAACTAGCGGGGCCGGAATTATTGAATCAAAATACCGTGCAGATACTTTTGAAACATTTAAGCAGGGTCAAACTAATCAACTTGCTGGATTAACGACTTCCGAAATACCCATGATTATCCGTCGTAGTCAAACCAAATCTCAAGAAATTAAAGACCAAATGACTCGTGATTTAGCTGTAAATACAAATAAAGGAGCAAGAGAACTTAGTTCCACTTTTGGTAAAACTATTAGCGAAGGATTACTTGCTGGATTAGATGCGACAGATGCGAAAACAAATGCAGTTCTGTCTTTGCCAATAGATAAAATCAACGCAAGAAAATATCTTGATACCCGACAAACGATGTTTGCAAATAATCCATCTGCTTTAATTGAAGCGGCTAAAAATCCTATGACATTTGCCGAAAAATTCTTAGGAAAAAAGAATGATGTAATTGGTGGAGGAAATGGAATTAGCAGTAACCTATACGATACTATCGCTAATAAATTAAATACTGCGGCAAATGGACAACAGGAGAATATAGCGAGTATTTTGTTTGAAACGAAACAAATCACCGAAAAGGGATTGAATGATATTGCCCAACTTAATCTCGAACAAATTGCGGCAATTAAAGAAGCTAGATTCCAAGAACTTGCTCAAGGTATTAAGGGTATTGATGAATTAGCAAGAGGTGGTGCTAGAAGGGCGAGACGTGAACTTCGTAGGGATGAATATATCTATGGGCATAGTCGAAGCACAATCAGAAGGGGAGAAGCGGCAAGAGACTTGCTTAATTATATTCCTTCTGACCAAAGAGATTACAATAATCCTCAGATTAGGGGACTTTATAATACTGCTCAATCTGGTTCAAGTGCGGCTTTTAATTATATTTTTCGTGGTTCAATGTTACAAAATTTCGCTAATAGTGATGAAAGGTCATTTGCAAGAACATTTGGAAATTATAAAGGCGTTAATACTCCGGCAATAGGACTAGGAGGTGCTGGATTTGGAGCGGCGGCAACGAAAGGAATTGATGTATCTGGATTAACTACGGCTACTACTCTGGCTCAACAAGATTTAACTAATTTTGCAAAGAGTCTTGAAAATATTGGTGGTAGTTTAGAAAAATTCAAACAAGAGCTTCAAGATGTTAGTGCTTCTAGGACTATTGAGGGTAATAGATATGGTAATACTAATAGCAACAATGTAAATTCGCCAACACCGCCGCCAGCAAGCCCTTGGATGGATAATTTGAAACAATATGGTTTGCCAGCCCTTAATGCTATTATTCAGTTGGCTTTTATCGCTGCCGCTTTCAAAAGAGGCGGGGCGTCTGGTGGTGGTTCAGCCGGTGGATTAGGAGGATTAGCTTCAACGATTTCTCCAAAACTCTTTGGTGGTGGTGGAAAAGCGGGATTTTTTGCAAGCACTACTGGGGCATTTTCGAGAGGCATGAACGAAGAATCATTTATTGGAAAAGGAATGTCTGGACAATCAGCGGGTTCATTTCAAAAAATGGCTTTTAATTTGGGGAGTCGAACCGGTAGAATTTTAGCCCCTATTAGTGGGATTACCAGCGAAGCAGGTGATACTAGCAAGGCTCTAACTAGGGGTCTTAGAGGCGGTAATTTTATCGGTGCGGAAATGGCGGGACAATCTGCTGGTGCGCTTCAAAGCACCGCTTTTAAGATGGGTGGTGGTATAAGGGATTTGAGTATGATGGCAAATCCTTTTGGTGGTTGGAAAAATGCTGGTGCATTTGGAAAATTTATGAGAGTCGGAGGGGTTTTGGGTGCCGGACTAGGAGCCTATAATTCCTATGATAGTTTTAGGCGTGGTGATTATTCTGGCGGTGTGGTTGGTCTTGGAACAACCGCTCTTTCTTTTGCTGGGCCAGTCGGTCTTGCTGGTTCGATTGGAGTCAATGCAGTTCAAGCCGGGACAAATAAATACATGGGTTATCGAAACCAGATTGGGAATGAGCAAGGAAGAAGTGTATCCCTTGATATACAAAGTAGATTTATGAATAAGTATGGTAGTCAATATATGACTGCTGTAAAGAAGGGAATAGATGCTACTGATGCAGACAAAGCTTTCATGGAGACTTATGAAAGGGCAACTGGAAGTAGCGCCTTTAGAACTAAGGGCGGTGTTATACAGAAACAAGCAACAGATTTTTTCACCTCAAACAAGAATCTTTTTCTTAAAAATTCCGTTGCCCCAGTGGGAACTTTTGAAAAAGGAGGAGTCCTTTATGGATTTAATAGTAACAAAAGCTATTCTAAAATTGGAAATACTGGAGATGCAAACAAAGATGCAGAAATTAGGGCATATACTCAAAAACACGAAGCTGAAAGGGAAAGGATAATGGAAAACCTTACGAGAACTACCCAAGGAAAACAGTATCTCGATTCTTTGAATGGAAGGGCTGAAAATTATGCCTATGATGTTACTAATAAGAAATTTTTTCCTAATCAACAAGTTGCTACGACACAAGCACCAGCGCAAGCTCCAAGTCAAAAATCGCCAGTTCAAGATGTTAAAATTTTTGCCGAGCCAGCTACGGTTATAGTGAAACTTGAAGGAAATGATGGAACTTTGTTGCAAACTATTCTAACAAAGTTAGCTTTTATGGAAACCCAAGTTAATGCACTCAAGGGGACTCCAAAACCTGCATCAGTTAATCAGGCCATTTCTCAGTAAAATAGAGTATGCAAATTAGTGGTTTAATAACAGGGACGCTTGGATACGCGTTGCGAAGGGAATTTTTATCAAATGCTTTCGCAATACGCGACGTTCAGACTTTCAATTATGAGATTTATTCTGTTGATTTTACTGGTGACGCAAATACCATTCAAACTCAAATAAAAAATCAATTCAGTCAAGTTTATTCCGGTGATGTTCATGTTATAGTTTTTAATACCCAAAATACTTTTCAATTTCCGAGTGATAGTATCCGAGCATCAAGATTTAATATCACCGTCGAAATAAAAAGTCCCCTAACAAATATTTCTTCTGGATTTCCAGAATTAAGTTCGGCATATTATTCTGGACTTAATACTACTTTCTGGACTAACTATGGACAATATTTACTTGATTTCAGAGAAGGTTTCGATTTTGCAATCAATTCAAATGGTCAAAGAGAATTCAATCACTCTATTTCTTTCGGTCTGCAAACTGGATGGTCAGGAGATAATTCGGCGGCGGGTAGAAAGTCTTACGCGCAAAGTATTGTTAGTGGAATATTTGGAAATGACTCAAATACTACTTTCGGTTTATCGGTTTTAAGTGGTCAGATTAGTGGAGTTGGAAATTCTGGTATTTTTAGAAACTATTTTACAGAATCCTACGACTTAATTAAAAATGTCTATTCATTTGGACGAAAAAGAGAAGAACTCCCCTTCGATGGCACAGGAATTATCTATGATTTAAGCAATTCTATCAATATGGCTAATGATGGAACTATTGATGTTTCTGAAAAGGCTTCGACGCAGGGTAAAATCAACTTTGCTTTAGCTGAATCAATACTTGAAAGTTATCTTGGCGCAGCATATCCGCGTTGTTCAGGAATTTATTCAAAATTTTATAATACTGGTATTATTTTGCAAGATAATCAATACTCTGTTATAACTGGCTCCCTTCTTCCATTGATAAATACGCCCATCAAGACAGTTAGGATTCTTGATGCAAATAGTCTTTCCGCCAGTTATGAAGTCACTTATACCAATAATCCGACATTTTCAGGTGATGGGACAGTTACTTCGCAAAATATAGAAGTCAAAATAAACACTTATAATATGGTGGATATTTCTCATTCTTTTGATTATACTGTTAATAAGATAATCAATGATTCTGGATATTTTTCTACTTTAATGAATAATACTACCGGCTTGAGTCCATCTACTGTGAGCAACTATTATAATACGAATTTTAGTAATATTGTTTCTGTATATCCAAATATGAATTTGATTAAAACCAATTTTACTTGGCCGAATATCAAAACAAAAGCATCCGCGAAATTTGATTATAGCAATAATCCTTCATATTTTAATATTGTTAATGGTTTAACTTTTAATATTTTAGATTATTCTGTTAATGACCAAAGACCAGTGGATATTATTAGCGAATATAAAGTTATCAACCGTCCGACAAAAACATCTGTTTTAAGTTATGGTTATCAATCTGAAAGAGGAACAATTTCTATTTCGATTAAATCTCAAATTGGAAAGCAAAGCAATCAATTCTTCCCAGATGGAATAGGTAGTTTTTCGACAATAAATGGCAAAACTTTGGCTCAATATTTAATTGCGCTGTATTTATTTGGGGGACAAGTATTTTTGAAACAGTTTAATTATCCAACATTAGCGTTTAATTGGTTTATTTCTGATTCAAAATATACTTTTGATTCTGGCGGAAATTTGAATTTGGAATTAGATTATACCTATACTCTAAAAAAGAGATTGCCTTCTAATTTCCCATAAAAGTTATGACAACAGGAATATTCGTAACATACGATACAACGACGTTGAATCCAACACCGTTAGTGAACTATTCGCGTCAGCCGGTCAATTTCGGATATATCTATGGATATAATACGGATATTGCTTTAGATGGTTTTTATACTGGAATCACCACCACTGGTGCGGCGATTTCTTACCTAACTGGAGTTTTTGCAAATCAATTCAAGGGTCTTACTGTTACCGACGACCAAAGCAATATACTTTATCAATGGACGGGCGTTACTGTCGAATCAATCAATTTAGATACAAACCCATATTTTCAAGGCTCTTTTGTCAAATATTCTGTAAAATTGAAATCTTTTGATGTGCCTAGTGGTATTGTTGACCCATCCAATGAATATTCATTTAATCAAAATGATGATGGTTCTGTAAATGTCAATCATAAAATAAGTGCTAGGGCAGCTAGAAATATTAGTGGAGCTTTTCAAAATACAATTAGTTTCGTTAGACAGTTCACGGGACAAGACCCATTTTCAAATTGCGCGCCATACCTCGTCCCTAGTGGCAGTGGAATATTATTAAGCATCTCTGAGAATATCAATCGTGCTGATGCGATTTATTCTGTCAATGAGGTGTATAAATATAATACCGGAATATCGGCCCCTTATGTTAAAATTACTTCCATAGAAATTTCTGAAAGTCTTGACGCTGAATTTAGAACCATAGAACACACGACAAAGATTCAGGGTTCTCCCGTTAATAATAATCTAAACTCTATTATTACAAATAATTTAAGTTATGGACTATTGGCCGATATTCAAAATGAATATGGATTCTTTATTTCTAATTGGGTAAAAAATACTTATTCAGCTAATGTAGATTCCGGTGCAGCCACAGTTGAAATCAAAGTGGGATATATGTCTGGTGCAAATCCATCTGGATTTTTTGATTATGTTGTAAATTGTGATAAAGATTCTTTAGTTAATACCGAAGATTGGAAAGTAGAAGGAGAATTTAGATGTTTTGGCCCATTAGATTATAGGTCAAATCAATTAACGGCTTTCAAACAGGCAAATAGCGGAAGTGATTGGCGAGCTTATCTTACTGGATTGATTACCAGTTCGCCTGTCTTTTCTGGCAATCATAATACTAGCATTATTTTCTCTCCAAATTGTGAAGTTCAGGTTATAGAAAATACTAAATTGGCGACACTTAGGATTTCTCTAGTTATGGAGAATGGTTATGAACCAACTGGATTTGATAATCTAAAATATTCTATTGATTCGACTCCTAGTAAATGGATTTATGAATTATTGCCTTCGGTCAATATCGAGGGTTCTTTCGTTATTCAAGATTTGCAAACTCAATCAATGGCAAAGCAAAAATTCTCTCTTGATGGAAAAGGAACTAACCCTGCGGCGGATTTGTCATTAGTAAGCGGATACTTAAATTCTTTAGCAAACATTTATGTTCTTTCTGGAACGCAAAATACAATGACCGCATTTTTAATTGGGGATGAAGTGATGACCGGGATTTATGACGTTAGCCGCTCAATAACATATCTTGGGAAAGACAATGGAATTAGCACGGGTCTTTTATCCTTACAAGCGATAGGAACAAATACGGCTTCAATTCCTGTTAGACCGGCGGGTTACAATTTTGGTTATTAAGTGTAATTATCTGTGGGATAAGGCAAATGAATATCGCGCCATTTTTACAATGTCTGGGAGCAACTGGAATAAATACCGGAGTATCTATTCTTGGATTATATTCTTTTGCAAGTGGAGACAATCTAGTAGCATATAATCAAATTTATTCAACTGGATTCCATTATATCAGTGGTATTCCATACAACGATGCTGTTCCAATGATTTTCAACGGCTCTGGAAATCAACCAAGCGGCAAATTAACAGGAAATGGTTTTTATCAAGTTTCTGACCTTTTCTCTACGGATTTTTCTGTTATTATCTATTTGAATTATAGTGGCTGTAACTATTCTGGCAGTAATAACCAGTTGCTTGCTTCTACTAGCCTTTCTTCTGGTGCTAATTTAGGCATAACGCCTTCAAACAGATTATTCATAAAAACTCCAGATTATTCTTATACGATTCCAAAAGAAATTGGCGTTGGTGATTTTGCTTATTTCAGTGTGGTTGGTTCGAGATTTGTTAATTTTGGTTTGTTCAGCATGGCTGATAATGTTCTTTATAGTAAAAATTATGACGAAGGAAATCCTATTATTAGTTTAACTGATTTAACTTTTGGTGGGGCATTAACATATTCTTCAACTTTTACTGGATATTCTGGTAAATTAAATGAAATATATTTATTTAGCGGAGCATTAGGTTCAACTTCGGTTGGAGGATGTATTGCTTGCGCTTTCGCCACTGGATATACAACTGGTGCAAGTTCCTATAATTATATCACAACTCAGATTACTGGTTCCTATTGGACAGGAATTACTTCATCTGGATTACTTTCGACCACTCAAGTCCTGACTTCATATCCAAAATTAACTGGTGGAACTGGTTATGTGTATTTTGATTTGGGGATTTCAGGCGCGATAACAATAGGTCAGGCACTCATTCCCCTTTCTCAAAGTGGGACTCAAACTGGTTTTATCAGTGGTCTATCTTTTGCTTTCGATACTTCTCAACCGATGAGCGGATTTTTATTTGATTTTTATTTTACTCAGGGACTTTCTTCTGGCGATATTGTCGAAATTTATACTTATCCAGTATTTAATACGAAAATTGGATTTCAGTTATCAAATCTGAATTATCCTTCCTCGACTGATGTGGTTCAACTTTATGGCAATGGCTTAGCCGAAACAAGCGGGATTGATTATTCAGTAGCATTTAATAATTTGATTCTTGGCTTTGATTCTCTTGATTTGCTTCAATATGACATTTATCCAGCAACTTATACTGGGCCATACGCGACTGGATTTATTCAGACTGGAACGACTGGCGGTGGATTCGTTAATATTACGGGCGTCAGTGGGATGTCACTTTCTGGATTTAGTTCTGACATTTATCTTAACGGACAAAAGATGGCAAGTGGATTAAATTTTTCTGTATCAGGATTAACATTGACCGTTTCTGGAAATGATTTTCAAGATTTTAATGACCCGTCTGGACATCTTTTGGAAATAAAGTTTATTCCTCAGTATAGCGGATTACTAAGGAATTTTACGATGATTTCAGGGAATCAATTTTATATTAGTGGGATTTCGGGATTTTCTGAACAGGTGTGGGTGAATGGACAAAGACAATTCAATGGTTTAGATTATTTCAAGTATCCAAGATGTCGCACTTGCACTGGAAATTTCGTGAATCCCGGATTTCCATTTGTTTTATATGACAGTTCTATTGATACTATTGGCTTTTTTCAGTAAAATAATATATGATACAGGTTTTACAAGGAGTAAGTGTTATGCCACGAGGCGGAAATAATCGTTTTGTTTCCCAGAATTGGCCGAATTCTTATGCCTTCGGAGGATGGATTTATAATGTATCAACTACGTTAGGATTTAACGAAAAGCCAACCGAAGTCACTCTTAATATAATTCTTGAGACTTCTACATTTTCTCAAACAGCGGCTAAGTTTGATATTACTCAATCTGATTTGCATTGTGATGCTGGAATTGGTGGTTTTTCAAACGAAACTTGGTATGACATGAATATTGAAGGATTCCAACTCCAGAATTTCCTCCTTTATTCCTATAACTTTTCGATTGAAAATGGACAAAAAATTCTGAATGTCACTTTCAAAGATTATTCGATTATCCTTGACAAAATCTATATTGGTTTATTTAAGAAACAGGGATACTTAATGCCTCACACTGTAAGTTCTCAATTACAACTACCTATTCGTTGTCAAGATTGTGAATATACTGGTGCGGCAATTACTGGCACTGGATTTGCTTCGCGCGATATAAATTTCGGATGCTATGTTGGTAATAATGGAAATACTGTTGATTTATTTTCAAATACTTATTACACTTCTGGGAATGTTTTTAATGTATGGCAGCACAATATCTTGAATCCAGCATTATCAGGAATTGTGCGTAATCAATTTGACTTAAATGGTGGATATTTAATTATTGGGACGGAATCAGCCACGGAAGAAAGATGCAATTCTGCCCCAAATATCAATTATAGTTTTATTGAATTGATTTCTGCTCTACGTCTAAATGGAATAGGCTTTTCAGGAAGTTTCCCTTCTGGGACTGGGGATTCTGATTATGTTTATCGTAATAATTATAATGGTAGCTTGAGAGAGGTGCTTCAAAACTGGTGTTCTGACTTGGCATATACATTTTATACGAGTGGGAGAACATTTATCGGAATCAATCTTCAAAATCCGATTGATATTTCCGCATTAACCAGCATCGCTGACCCAACAAGTTCTATTGGACAATATTTTGAGATAAACTCATCTGGTTCGATTACTAGCGGAGGAAACTCAGCCATCCTAAACTTCAATTCAAGAACTTCATTAGAAAATACTTTTATACAAGCCGTCGTTTGTGATAATAGTTATCCGATTACAGAAAAACAAATAACTAAAAGTGTTAAGAAATTTGTCGGTATTAGTCCTTTGCATCCAACTGCTCTTAATCAAATCAATAGTGAATTAGTTTCTGACAATAATCTTTATGGAACCAATTTCACAAGAAGCGGATATGAAATCCCTTGGTTTGATTCTGGATTCGATGCGGTTGGAAATAGCCTTTATACAGATGGTTATTTTGCAAACTTCGCAAGACTAGATGGAAGAAGTTATAATGACCTTGACGCCGCTATTGCTCTATCAAATTATGATGATACTTTGAGAGAACTTTTTGTTGCTCAACGCTGCCTATTTAATGCTTGGGATATTGGCGGCGCGTTATTTCCTCAAATTAACTGGACGCCAGAACAGGCTGGAAATGGAAATACTTTTTGGCCTTTGAATAACGCCTATTGTCGTGCGAATTTTGCCGCACTTGGGCTATTTCCAATCATGGAAATTACGAATTCAGAACTGAAAACCAATATCATTTATGACAATTTCAAAAATGCTGAAAAAGATGGAATTGCTAATATCAATACTGACCAAAGATACTTTCGAGTATTCCTTGGATACTCTTATGAAGATTTGAAAAGTGATATTACGACTTGGGAGAAAAATGCCGCGAGAGCCATGTATAAATATGGTATAGTGACTCAGGGGCCTCTTACTGGTCAACCATTTGCTCCAATCAATCAGTTGGATGATATTTCTCCGACTGCGGGTTTTTATGGCGCGAGCGGATTAGTTTATTCAAGGATAGAAAATAGCTTTACGCCAGAAACCAATCGTTATCAGGATGTAAAATACGCTCCCTACTTGGATGTGATGCTTTATTCCGGTTATGTTGTTACTACTGGTTCGACAGGTATCTATTATAGCGGAAGTAATAAATATAATCCATTTGTTCCACCGGGATTTTCAGATTATGCGGGAAGATTGCCAACTGGATTATGGGTTTCAACTTTAGATAATGATTGGGGAACAATTCAAGAAGCATTTCAGACTAGCCTTGCTTTTAATTTAAGTGACCCATGTGCCGAACAATATACATTAGACCAAGGAATCTCTCAAATTCTTACTGAGACTGATAGAACTTTACAAGATTGGAGATTAGAATATTTCAAACCCATCGTTAATCCCGACCTTTCGACAATTTCTGAAATAATCCAGAGCGACCAATTTAACTTTTCTGGTGTTGTTGATGAAATTTGGACAACATATACAAATACCCGATTGATTAACAAAAAAGAGTGCAAAAAACTCAATATTATAATCATTCCTGATACATTAAACCATCCGAATATTCAGTTGACTTTTTCTCCTCAACCTGTCAATGCAAATAATCCTGTGGTCTTGAGGTCTTATAAGCAAAAACTTTATGAGGCCGATTTAAGAAAAAATACAACAGAAACACCAAGCATTTGTTCTATTTCCCTTTTGGATGAAATGTGTCGCAATGTTCTTTCTGGTGCATCAGGTTTTAGTCAAATATTCACTCCATCATTAACAAGTCAACAAACTGGTTGCGTTATCCTTGAAGATAAAAATAATTATCTGTTGGAAGGATTTAATACTGGCGTTTTATTTGGAAAGAATTCTAGGACTCTCGATGTTGCTATTACTAAAAATCCTAATCGAAATATTTATCCGACTTTCGATGAAAATGGAGATTATTATTATGCTGACTTGAACTTAGGTAGCCTTATTTTGGATAATGTAACTGTCAACGCCTCGATTATCTATCCAATCCAATCTTTTCCAAATAGCATCGCCAACTATTCTGGTATTTATGAATCTCAGATTACTACTGAATACCGAATTCCATCATTCACTCAGGTTTTTGGGACGCCAGTAAATCAAACAGGTAACAACACTTCATCATTTAAGTTTGTAAGCAATCCAGTTGATAATTTACTTGACCCAATTCTCGACCCATTAACCAATGAAGTCAAATCATTTATTACTGTTCTGGATGGTTCTGGAAATAGCATCATTAAGACGCCTCAAGATTATTATAACTATATCAAAAATTTGAATAATTACAATTTGACTGCGCCAATGAAAGAAGTCAATCTTACTTTAGCTGGGCCTCCAAGACAATTTGGTGCGTTTGTCAATTATTTAACTCCTGCATCTGGATTACAGTCACTCACGTTAAGTGTATCTGATAATGGAGTAAAGACGGATTTGATTTTTGCAGACAGGCCAAAGATTCTTCCAAAGCCAGAATCGCTTTTGAACAAGATTGGAGCAAGAATCAAAGGAACATACAATTAAAAATGCAGTTCACAGGAACAAGTTCGGTTCTTTTGCCTCAAGTCAGTCAGTTTGGTTTTTGTTTGACGGGGGTTAAGGTTTCAGATACGGGTGTCATCAATTTTAAGTTTTTGGACACTGGGAGCGGCGCATTCTCTTTTTATTTTTCGGGTGGTTTAATTTCTTCTAATGCGCCCATTTGCACATACAATACTATTGAATCAAATACAATTTCTGGATATTATCAAAGTGGGGTTTTGAGTTATTTGGTGAATGGAATCTTAGGGCAACAAAATGTGTCCTTTTCTAAATTGAAGAAGGTTACTGTTCAGGCTAATTCTTCAACTGTAATAGGTAATCTTTCTTTGAGTTCTAGTCAGATAAATTATTCTGTTGGATTTTCCCCAAATTATCAATGTTATGGAAACTTAACTGGAACGATTGTCTCCGATATTCCATTTCCTATTTTAACACCTAATCTTTTCTTTTTTAATTCGCGTCAAAATCTGCTTGGTAATAATTATACTGGCATCTCTATCCTTACTGGGAATAATTATTTATTATTTCCTGATATAGACCCATCACTATTTGAATATCAAGATAATTTCTATATTTCTCTACCAACCACATTTGGAAACATTGGAGGAAATTTTACTTCTTATCGTAGCGGCGTCATAAATCAATCAGTCGTATTATTTGCTCCCTCCAGTGGAAATATTTATGCACAGACTTCCTTATTTGACGGAGAATGGAGCGGAAATCATTTCATTTATAGAGATAATCCTTTGACATACAATCTTGGATTTAATTATAGTAATTTTACTTATAATGGTATTCCAAATAATTCTACTTTGAATATAAAATTCCAATCTCTTTCGCCTTTGAATGGGAGCGGTTATCAGGCCCAATATATTACTGGTTTTAATTTAGTTACTGGCGGTAGATATTCTTCCCCGCCGACGGTTCAGCTTTCGCAGTATTATTTTGTTACTGGTTTGCAAAATACATTACAAAGTTTCTTGTTTAGTTCTGGATGCACGGGTGCTTTGTCTGTAACTTTTACAGGTGGAACTCCCGTCTCTGATGCAAATGGCCGTCTTTATCTAAAGCCAGTCCGTTTGAGTGGAATTTACAATACTGGGATTGCTAATTTTATGATTGCAAGCGGTTATTCAGGGATTTCTAGCGGTCTTGGCTATCAATCCTCTCCAACCTTCATTTTAAGCACAGGAGGGGGCTGTTATAGCGTTCCTGATTTATCAGGGTATGAAACTCCACAATTCAGGTTCGCAAGCGGCTATGGGGCTGTATATGCTCAGGCCGCAGGGCTTGCGGGGTTAGTATTGACGAGTTTTGATGGGACAGGATACGCTGTTACTGGATTTGAGGTAACAAATATCGGATTTGGTTATTCCAACAGTTTTCCACCAAATATCTCTTTTCAAAGGATTTCGGGAGATTCTTTTACTGGAAATGCAAGTGGAAATTTTCTTTACAAGAGTTCGGGAACATACACTTTTGACCAATTTTGGAAAATTGCTTATAATATCGGAACAGGTTTTACAAATTTGAACGATTACACTGGATACTATTCTGGTTCGTTGAATTTATATGGAAACGGAAATATCGGAATTCAGATTGGTTGTTCAAATCTTGACAATACGGCGGCAGTTTCGGGCTTGTTGATTATGAGTTTTTTGGCAGGTTCAACAACGATTACACAACAACAAATTATTTACCAAACTAGAACATTCGATTTGAATACTGGGGCATTGCTGCCATTTTCTTCGCCAACAATTTCTCTAGTGCCTCTTTCAGATTTGACGTATATTTTGAATAATGACCCATCCGATATTCAATTTCAGGATATTTACAATGGCGGCATAGTAAGTAATATTATTTCATTTTAATTATGGCGACACCTACATTGACATATATCCAGACAACGGACAAGAATCTTCAATCAAAGGATGCAGTATTCGATGCTACGGTTATTGCTAATTATGGCGACCCCGGACTTGCAGAAGATTATCATGCAGATATTCTAAGTAGATATGTAATTTGCAAATTGGAATCTTCAAATCGAACCCTAACTAGCGACAAATATAAAAATATGATTGTCGTTGTCAAAAGACCAGAACCATTATGGATAAATTATCAAGGGGGATTTCTTAATAATCCAGCCCTTCAACAGAGAGTTGACTTCAATCTAAATACCAATGTAGGGGGTTCGACGAATTATTCTGTAAATGCGATTCCCGAAATCAATTATCCATACCAATTAGGAGAAAAAATCAAAATCAAGTTAATAAAAGACGAAGGTTATTTTTACCTCTTAAATAGTGACCCATTCTTTTATTCTCAATGCAATGCTTGGAATCCGAACAGTTCCGCGATTGGTTATTATCGGGGCTGGCATAATCAGGGATTAAATAGCAATTCCTATATTGTTGATAATAACGGTGTGAACGCATTGGAGGTAAAGACTATTTCTCCAACGTCAATATTCAATACTTATTATGCGATTACCCTTAATAAGATTCAATATGAGGCATTTTCTTTGACATTATTTCCAGATTTGGCATCAAATTTGGTTAGTTTATTCAATGGGACTTCTAATTTTGGATTTTATTACAGCGATAATGGTGGATATGCTTATCATAATCAGACCTCATTACAATTTAACTTTGTAAAATATGAGGATATGAATTTGGGGGGCAAAGCTCGAATTGCAAATACAAACTGTATGCCTTTGGTGGTAACTTCTCCAAACTCATTTACTACTCCGCAATCAAGGGCGGCTGGAACCGTCAACTATACTCCAACTTATATTACAAAATGTTAAACCGTATCTGTCTTGGTTTTTTCTTTTGCTTTCTTGTTCATTCGTCCAACCAGTTCAAATTGCTTTTCTGAATCAATATCAGAGACACTTTTTAGTTTGTCGGCATTAGGATAATTTTCTTTGATAAGAATTGTTTTGATTTTTTCAAATGTGACTCCATATTTCGCCATCGCAGAAATCATAGATTCAGTATTTGGGTCAACAGTATTTGAATTTGAACCGAGAGGATTTTGATTTATTTCTTCTTGAGAAACGATGTTGATTTTCAAGAAATTACGAACCGAACGGACGAAGGCGCGATTTTCAGCAATCGGCCCAAGATAATTTTTTCCGAAGTTATTTGTATTGTCTGGACTTGCATCACCAATGGCACTAAAACTTACTTCGCGTCCTTCTGTTTCAAAATTAGGAATCCAAGAAATTTTGCAGGAAACGATAACATAGTTTGATGTTGGAGATACGATTGAATACGTTACTGATTCATAGCCTCTTATTTGAGCAAGCTCTTTAATTCCCGGCAAAAGAATTAGCAAATCTCTGTCATCGAGGCCGGAAACGGATTCTGGAATCGGTCTGCCCTTCTTTTCAAAGTTAAATTTATTGATGGCAAGATGTTTTGGGTTAATCATCGTTCTCCAATCAATTAAACCTTCTGGTGTATAGGCGTATTTAACATTGCCATTATTGATTAAACCGTGTGAGTTGCGGGTGATTAGTTTTGGCGGAATTGAAGTATCAATTACCTCAAAAGCTTTTTCAGTAGTATCGCTCATGTTTTAATATTAAACCATTCTTCAGAAAAAGTCAAGGACTTTTATTTCTTTTTGACAATGGTATAAAACTCGATTTCTTCCCAAAAACTAGGAGAATCAATGACTTTTTGATATTCTTCGAGATTTTGAAGCGGAGTGTCTTTTTCGACAGCAGCTTGACTTGAATACATTTTATTCTTAGAAGCGGTTAATTTAGAAGAACGATAATATAAATTAGAAGTATCTTTTCTCAAAGTTTCTACCATGTCTTTAGGGGATTCTTCAATTCGATTGATTATACCGTATTCATAATATTTGATTTTAAGTTCGTTAATTCTTTCTTGAGAAAGTGACGAAATCAAAATAAGTTTTACGCCAGTGGATTCCAATTCAGATAAGAAATCCTTATGGTCGTTCTCTGTTATTTTGAAAGCGAGCATTTGAATATTTTGTTTGAATTGATGGATTATATTCAAATTTATTGGTTTATCTACGACGATAATGGATTTTCTATATTGAGCTAAAAGATGAAATAAATCTTCTTCTTTCATATCTGGCTTATCCGCTCGAATTTCTACCAATAATTCAGGATTAAAAATCAAATTTCGATGGTCTGGAATACATTCCTGAATCATAAAACTAGAATATTTTTTGCCAAAGAAAAGTGAATCAAATGGAATTTTATAATCAATATTTAATAATTTCAAAATCGCAGAGGCTATTTCCTCTGGCTTAATCATATTGATTGTCTTGGGATTTTCGTCATTAGAGAATGATGGTTTTTTCTGTTCGGTTCTATCGTAAGACGAAATAAAAATCTGTTTTTCTGGCGACCCAAAGTAAGGTCTGTCGCATCCAATAAAATTATTCGTGAAAATGCTTACGAATGGAATGTCAAATCCGCCAGCCAAGTGAGTTGGAAAACCATCGGAACCAAAATGTAGTATTGAGTTTTGAATTATGTAAGCAACTTGATTAAGGTTTGCCGCCCCTTTTGCGTTAATACAATTAGAGAAATTTCTATCTTTTTGTCCACCAATTTGAACTATGCGAATTCCAGCCTCTTGCAATGGAAGCGAAATCATATTGATTACATCTTGAAGATAATCATAATTTTTTGCTGTTCCTTGGCTATCAGAATGAAAGGTGATATACTTCTCAATGGGGAGAGGGAAAAATGAAGTATAAATATACGGTTTTCCGATTTTTGCTCCACAATTTGCTGCGTATGTTTCTAAAGGGTGCATTTATTATTGAAATTTCAAATCGCTTTTATCTTCGCTATTATGTGTGTATGTCCAAATTCTCTGAGTATTAACGTGGGGTAAATATGCAATATTAAAATATCCTTTATGGTCTGATTTCCCTTCAAGCCATAAAATATTATCCATAATTTGATTATATTGAATCCATTTGTCAACGAATGGATTTCCGTCTAGGATACTGCGATATTGTGGCTGGGTTGCCACATAAAGTGTGTATTCGGGATAACGCTTTTTGATTGATTCAAATAAGCTGGTAATCGAATAAATATCTTTTTCATGTTCGGGCATAACAACAAGGACTCTGCCTTTATCATTTTGATTTAAGAAATCTTCAAATTTTACTCCACCAGCCTTTTGTTCCTCGATTGTCTTAAAAGCAACTTGACGAAAATATTGTTCAATTTGTTGACGAGGCAATTCTTTATTGATTCGTGCCATCCAATGTTTATGTCCTTCATCATCTTTATCCACCTCTTTTCTTCCAAGGATTTTGTGATATAATTGCGTAATCCATTCTGAATCATCTGTTATTTCTGGCATTGCATAATACGGGTCTGGATTAACTTTAACCGGCTCAAAAATAGAATAATCTTCGACTTTCGGTGATTTATCAATAAAGTCTTCCAAATATTTCCCAATAACTTCAATAGAAAAATTATCAATGACCCATTGACGGGACTTCTTTCCCATTTCTTTTCTTGTTTCGGGCTTCATTGCGAGGACTTTATTCAACTGCTTGCAAATTGAATTTGGATAGGTGCTTGCCTTAATAAACATCGTATCTGGTTCGCGGTATTCGCTCCAATCAAGGGGCAAAGAACCGGCTCCATCTTCACAAGAATCTTCTCCGCAACTATAATTTGTCACCAATGTAATTAACTCCGTCAATTTTGCTTCTTGAATCGGAATTTCCTGACCACCGGAAGTAAATGGATGACAATAAACATCCATCAAATTATAAACTTCATTTAATTGCGATTCATTGACTCCAAATCCCGGCGATGTTGTAACTTGACTATTCTTGCCTTTGCAGTATGGACAATCTTCTTCGTGATTTGTGAAATTTTTGATTTGATATTTCCTACAATTACGACAAACATAAGTGGTAATAATATCAGAAATGGATATTTCGTGTTCTTCGCAGAGTTTTTTTATATTCCAGCCTTCGTTCCAATGGGTATGTAGAAGAAGTTTAGTCTTCAATGATGGATTATTCTGCTTGAACATCTTGAATCCCTTGATAAGATTTGGAACACTTTTGCGTAATTGATTGCGAAATACAAAGCCAATTACAAAGGTATCTGGGGTGATGCCATATTTTTGTCTTAAAATTTCTCTTTTTGATTTTTTAATCTTAAAGAAATTCTTGGTATCCAGTGAACCCCTGACTGTTTTGACGTGTTTATGACCCTGTGTATGCAAAGCCTTTGTAGCAAAATCGGCCCAACTCCAGAAATTCTTTGATTTCTTCGCTGCTAAAACGGCCTTATCGAGAATTGGCAAAGAATCAAGGGTCGTCCATAACGCGCATCCGATTTTATCAAACCAAGGGCGTTGTAGAGCATAGTCAATTCCACAAATATCTTGAATCGCAATATAAACATCAGGTTTAATTTCCGCAATAGCTTCGTCAATAGCAAACATTCCATATCCAGCCATTCTTGAAAGTCCATCCCAATTTTTTGGGTCATTTTGGTTGCGGAGAGCTTCAATTTTTTGTGGTTGAATTGTCCCGATGGTCTTCCACGGAGTTCTGCTCAATTCTGGACTTCCAGCCATAGAACCTACTGCAAGATTGATAAGTTCATATTTATTTGTATTGTGCAAATACTCAAAAATATTACGAGCATTTTTACCAAAACCCGTCATTGCCAACGGGAAGTCGGTATGAATCAGAACCTTTTTCTTTACCATATTAAATTGCATCTGAGGACACTGCGCCTCTGGTGAATTGCGATTGAAGTGCGAAGATAAGATATTCCCTAATTAAACGTCCTTCGGGAAAAGTGATTCCAAGATATAAACTATTTTTTGAAGTGGAGTCTTGCTTGTCAGCGATTGAAATACTGAAAGAGAAACCCCTTTGAGTTGGTTTGCTAACGTCATCGTTAGATTTATTCATCCAAGGTTCAAATTTAATTGTCTTGATAGATTTGTCGCTATCGTGAACTGTTGAAAATGGCCTATTTCTATCTAAACAATCAAGAATCGCTGCTACCTCGACTTGGCCTAATTTGATATTAACGTGCTTTGTCGGGTCATTACGACTATCCTTGAATGAACCAACGGATTTTTCTGCATCCCAACCAGCTTGTTTAATTAGAGTTGCGAAAATCGTCCCGTCTTTGTCGGATTGGGAGAAGGAGCAGGCAAAACCAGTGTTGTTTTTGTTGGGATGATAAATGTGGATTGGCATAATATTAGTCGTTGATTTTCGGTTCGTAACGTGTAAAATTTTCAGGACTTGGATTTCTTTTTTGACTGACTTCTTTTTCTTGAGAAGTCATTGATTTGATTGCTTTGCCAATTAAACGGCGAGTATCAAAATCATGCGCCGCAACTACTTCGCCAGTTTCTTTGAGTTTTCCTTGTGGCTGAACGGTAACATCAACACATCCATTTATATGCAAACAAAGTGCAGAAGCGATTCCGGCAAAGCCACTGGCGGAATCTTCGACTTCTGTTCCAAGAACTTCAAGTGGCAATTCTGGTTCTGGAATGATTTCTCCACCTTGTAGGCGTGTCTCGACGCACCAAAATCTTTTTACTGGCGAACCGTCTTTGGGATTAAGGCCGCGTGGTTGGAATAAGTAATACTTATTTTGATTCATCTCAATTTGAAGTTGAGTAATCATTCCCGATAATCCAGTCACCACATCCGTTACTTTGCTTCCAAGTTTAATCATAATGTTTGTTTATTATACCAAATTAGAGTTAATTTATAGGAAAAAGTTCAAAATTTGTGTAATAATATACAGATTGAAAAAGAAATACATAAAATGGACTCCCGAAGAAGAAGAAGCAATCAATGAACACTACGAAAAAGATGGAGCAGAATTCTGTGCTAAAATATTAAATAGACCACAAAAACACATTGTTACGAAAGCTTTTCATTTGGGGAAAAAATTCAATTATGGTCTGAATGGTGGCCTTAAAAAGTGCAAAAAGTGTCTAAATGACAAACCGCTAGAACAGTTTCCGAAAAATAAAAAAATAAAATCTGGATTGGATTCTTGGTGTAAGGATTGTCACAAAGCAATCAACCATATTAAATACTTTAATAATCGTGAAAAAATTTGGAGACAGCAGTTAGATAGAAAAAGAAAGAACCCTAATTTAAGGATTTTGCAAGTTTTAAGAACGAGAAATCATGCTGCCATGCAGGGCAGAACGAAAGACGAAACAACCAAGATTTTGTTAGGATGTGATTTAGACTTTTTTTGGAATTATTTAGAAAAAAAATTCAAAAGTGGTATGACCAAAGAAAACTATGGAAAAATTTGGGTCATTGACCATATTACTCCTTGCCGAGCGTTTAATTTAATTGAACCTTTGGAACAACGTAAGTGTTTTCACTATTCCAATCTTCAACCTTTGTTTAAGCAAGAAAATGAATCCAAAGGAGATTTATTGCCAGATGGAACTAGAGCGAGGTTATTAAAAGTGTAATTACTCTAGGTAAAAGGCAAAATGAACATTACAGGCGACAATTCAATAAAAAGCAATATTTTTGATGGAGGCTATTGGGGATGGATTGCATCAGGCGGTCTTTCCTTTAACGGTAATGGCATTTTAGACACTGGAATTGCTCATATTTTGACTGGAATTGGCGAAAGTCCAACAGGAATTACAGGAATCTCTGTGTTTTTTCAATCTGGTAGTTTGAGCATTGATTCTGGCTTTTTAAGAAGTCCGACTGGTATTATTTCAGGAGCTACCGCCAATTCAACAAATTTAAGTGGATACCTTTATTATCGTATAAATCAACCGATTTACGGTTTATGTCATGGCGTCGGGAGGGATGAAAATGTCTGGTATAATGGCTATAATTTCTATAACGCTTTTCATCCTGATGGTTATTTTTCTCCACCATTCGGACAAAATGCCAGTGTATATCAAATGAACGAAGATGGATTTGAGGCATTATCCGAAAATGGAAATTGTTCGACCCTTAATAATGATGAATTCAATGACCTTTTCGGAATTTGCACCCAACTTGACCCCGCGATAAATTCTTCCTCCGATAGTCCTACGGCTTTCATAAATTCGCCAGCCATTGCTTGCCCTCAAGATTTAAGCGTGTCTTTTTATTGGCACGAAGTCCAATACAATATTATCGCTGGAACTGCTGGTTCGATTGCTGGAAATACTTATTACAACACTAATCCAATTCCAACCGCTTTAGATAATTTTGCTATTAGCACAGTTTATAGATACGCTTTTACCTCAACAGGATTAGGGAATATTAGTGATGGCAATGGCGGTAGTTCTTCACAAACATTAAACAAAATTACCTACGATAGTTCTGGAAAACCAGTTCCAAGTTATTCCATTGGAAATCAATATTCTACTTTTAACGCTTTTCCTAGTTGTCCCGGTTTAGTTGCAGAAGGCGGGGTTTCTATCGGAACTTCTGTCGAAAGCTTTTTGCTAAATTCGCCCGATATTCTTCAAGACAATTCCACCGCAAATTTTGATTTTTTTAATTGGTGGAATATTTGGCATCTTCTTTATAAGGAAAATTCTGATGGATTTCCTTTTGATAATGGTCAGGATAATGGGGGCGGGAATATGGGGATTGTCGCAACTTCAAACCAACCCGCGCATGGCAGTCAACTTTTTGAACATGAACTTTCAAATTCTGATGATTATTGGGCTAGGCGTCAATGTCCAGAAACAGTTAATTTTCTTCCTCATACTTTTGGAGCATCAATTTATTCTTGTCCTTCTTATTATTTTGATATTCCTTATTATGCTGCCATAAAGAAATTCGGTTTTTACGGAACTCGATTTATGAATGGTTGCGTTAGTCTGCCTCTTGATTTTCCTTTGAGTGGAGATAATGTCAATCATCCTGATGCTGTTGAAATTGAGACGGGAGTTTCTTATGTATCAACGGCTGGCTCCACTGACACAGAACTCAATACTGATAAAGGAATCAACTGGAGTTTTGCTGCTTATAATAACCTTCTGAAAATTGCCAAAGCAGAAGAACAAAGTGCTGATTTTTATGGTTTGAATCAAGCTTTATTTCTTTGGTCAAATTCTGGTTTAATTTCTCAAACTTCTGAGTTTTCTGCTTTGTCTAATAATCCAGATTTCCTTGTTCTTTACAATAATCTTTTCAATGGGTTGAGTGCTGTTTTTCCTAGCGGCATCTATTCGATTATTAGTGGTCAGCCACTTTTTGAAAGTGGGAGCGCGTCAACATTATACGCAACGGGAACAACATACGAAATTTTGGGAAATAACAAGACATATACGGTCTTCAAACAAAGTTTGAATAAAATTTTGGTAAATGAAGCGGACAATTTTAATTGGGCTTCTATCGAAAGAAATTATGGATATGCAGTGCTTTCTTCGTTAAATAATATTGATTCTGGATTTTATTCTGCATTGTCAGCCGCGAAACAGAATAGGCTTTCCTCACGATATATGGAAAATTATGTAAAAGGTAATCCTATTGACCTTTATCCAACGAATAAAATCGCATTTGGTTTTGACAAGGCTGCTGGATTTATTGATAGCATTGCATGGGGAAAATCATACGCCGGTTTTGGGTTAAACCATTCTTTTAATGATACAGGTCTTAATCGAACATTCTTTTTGGGTGCATACGGTGATGGACAAGACGTTTCTGGCGTATCAAATTTCATTGGTCAAATCTCAAATATAAATAACTCGTCTTTTTATCCGGGGTATTTCAATTCAAATCTGGGTATGGAGCTTCCAATTCCAACGTATGAGGCTGTTGTGACAGGAACAATATTATCTGGAAATTCTAAGACGGGGCTTGGAGACGGATGGCTTGCTATGGGGTATAATGGAGTTGGTTCCTTGAAAAGCAATTTTTCTTGTTTTACTCCAATCTTTATCCAGCAGCCATTTTCTATTAACTATTGTAAAATCGGTCAAGCTCCTACATTTAGAAGTTTGGCAGTTGATTATCATACTATCCCAGAGGATAAAATCAATGCCCGCTATCCAGAAATCGTTTATTGGACAACTAAATTAAAAATGGTTGATAAAAATTATAAGAATCTTTACCCTTTGTCTTATAAATGGTATCGTATTTTGAAATCATACTGCACTGGAACTATCACTGGAAATAACTTTAAGAATTTTCTCTTAAATCCTAATTGGGATTCTGTTGACGCCGGAAATCCCACCGGTTCTTGGTGCGCGTTAGAAGGCGATGGCCCGATTTGCACATTGATTCATCCACAAGAATGTATTCCGCCATATAATTCCTATAATCCAGCTTGGGGATACGAATTTCACAATACTCCCATGTATCAAACTGCTAAGCAAAATAATTTCTATATGACTTTGATGAAGGGTGCAAAGAAAGGCATTGATGACCAGTATTATTATTTTTGTATGGCTCGCGGGAGATTTGGTATTAGAATCAGCGAATCTTCACAACTTTTTGTCGAAGACTGGCTTAAATTTGATTTATCTGTTTTGAACGGAGGGAATGTCGGGGCAACTCCTATCGTAAAGTTTGAAGCAAACGATTACTCGATTACGATGGATTCGACTACCATACCTAAATATGGTGGATTTGTAAATGACCAATACGCTATTCCAGAAGACGTAGTTGAAAGACAATTACCACCACCAAACGCAGGATATGGCGATGTTGAATCTTATAAATTCGTTGGGCTTTGGGGTTATAGGGGGGCAACACAAACTTATACACCGGGAACATTGAATGATACAAGGGGACTTATTGAGACTTGGGGAAGAATGTTGCATTATGGTTCTCTTGCAAAATATACCAAAACACTTTCTCAAACAGATGGCGATTTTCTTTATGGACGTAATCATTTGCCTATTTGTAATAATAATTTTTCAATGTCTTCGATGCAGGATGGAATTAAAGTCGTAATAGATGGGGTTGTCCATTGGGCAAATATGCAATATCCCATCGTAGATACTG